ATACATATGCAGACGGTATTTATTTTACAAGTCATGTTTTAAAAAATAGACTCACTAGAGAAATTAAGAGCAAGGAGGTTAAGTGATGAGCATGCTTGAAATATTCTTATCTAAGAACGATCTTGAACATATTGCGAACGGGCATGATTTAAAAATAAAAATAAGGGGTAGTAGGGCTTCAAAAGTAGATGGAATTATTTTGAAACTCGATTTGGTAAATGATACCACGAACCCTTTGATAAATTATAAATATAAACTAATTAACACAGAACAGCAGAATTTTGCAAGCAATTTTTTAGGAGGGGCAATGTGAAACGATTCATCGCTATCTGGATTTTATTGTCTGCTGGATTGAATATTTGCCAGATGAACAGAATTCGGGATTTGGAAGAAAAGCGCCCTATTGTAATCTACAAGACTGATAACGCAGGCGCTGAGATATTCGGCAAAGTCGTAGAGAAAGGGCGACATGGCAAGTTATACACGCTTACGATACGTGACTACGGTATTTTCGTAGTTACGAAAGAGGTGTATGAGAAGGTGAAAGTTGGAGATGAGGTGTTACTATAATGGACGATATTTTAAAAGCTTTAGCTAAAATGCTAAATATGACAGTCGAGGAAGTGAGTTCTTTACTTGAAACATTCAAAGGGAATGCCCCGCAGATTTATGAGATGATCATCAAGGAAAAAATGATGCATGATATATTTAGTTTACTTGAAACTGTTTCGTTTGCAGCGTTGTTCGTTTCTGTTATTCTTTTAGTATTTTTCTTGGTTATGAACTTTCGATACGATACTGCATCTATTAGTAGTTGGGATGTTCCTAAAGGCAAAACAAAAGAAGAGTACAAAGGAGAGTTAATCGCTCAGGCTAGGGAAACTTATATACCCGTTATAAAAATTAATTTTATTACATCAAGTGTAATTTTAATGTTATGGATTACTTCGATTGTTTTAAAAATAACTCTAGCCCAAAATTATATATTCATTGTGAATGAAATTTTACCAAAATTGACAAATAAATGAGGTAAGAATTTGAAATTTTTAGATTTATTCGCTGGTATCGGTGGTTTTCGTTTAGGGATGGAAAGCGCAGGTCATGAATGTGTTGGTTTTTGTGAAATAGACAATTTTGCAAGAGCTAGTTATAAGGCTATACACGACACGAGGGGAGAAATTGAATTACATGACATCACAGCAGTATCAGATGAGTCTATTCGAAGAATCGGACGTGTGGACATTATCTGTGGAGGATTTCCGTGCCAGGCTTTCTCAATTGCAGGAAACAGACGAGGTTTTGAAGATACACGAGGAACTTTGTTCTTTGAAATTGCTAGGTTCGCATCTATTCTCAGACCTCAATATCTATTCCTTGAGAATGTCAAAGGACTCCTCAATCACGAAAACGGAATTACATTCGAGACCATTATCTCAACCTTGGATGAGCTGGGGTACGATGTGGAATGGCAAGTGCTTAACAGCAAGGATTTTGGAGTCCCCCAAAATCGCGAACGTGTGTTCATTATCGGACATTTTAGAGGAGAATGTACCAGAAGAATTTTTCCTCTCAGTGGACAAAGTCAGTCAATTAGTAACAAATCAGTCGTGAAAATTGGCAATGTAAACCCATCTGGCAACGGGATGAACGGGGAAGTCTATCAAGCTGACGGACTAGCTCCTACACTAACCACAAACAAGGGAGAGGGGCAAAAGATAGCCATAAAAAGTAATACTATAAAACAATTTGGAGTATTGCAGCCAAATTTTAATCAATGCGGTGTGGTTTATGAAACAGACGGTATCGCACCAACAATCAGAGCATATCAAGGCGGAGGTCTTGAACCTAAAATCATTCAGCGTGGTCATGGCTATAATCAAGGTGGAGTGCATGAAATAGCTCCTACTCTGACAAGTAATAGCTATCACGAAAATAACCATTTATCTTTTGGCTATCGTATTCGCAAGCTAACACCTCGTGAGTGTTGGAGATTACAAGGCTTTCCTGACTGGGCATTTGACAAAGCTCAAGAAGTAAATAGCAATAGTCAATTATACAAACAAGCAGGAAATAGCGTGACAGTGAGTGTTATTGCTGCTATCGCAAAGGAGTTAAAATGAACACACTAGAAAATGTCAAGCAATGGTTTATTGATCGTGACTTAGAAGACGGAGGAGAATGATGGCTAAAGATATTTTAACGGATCTAGCATTTGAAAATGTACACAAATGCATGGGAATTCCTGATTGGAAAGAATCTGATGAAGTAATTCTTGTTAGCTTGGCTAATAAAGAACAAATTGAGTCAGATGCAAGTTACCGTTCAGACGGGAAATGTAATTATCTTGGTAAACGAATTTGTATCTTCTGTGAGCAGGTGAAGAAAAATAATTACATCACGCTACACAAATCAATGCTAAAAAAAATTATTAAGGCAATGGGATCATTTACAGAAGTGGAAGAAACGGAGGAAAAGTAAGATGAATACAAAAATGAATTTGGAAGAAAAAGTTCAACAGTGGTTTGTTGATAGAAATCTACATGAAGCGAATCCAATCAAGCAGTTCTTGAAGCTGATGGAAGAGCAAGGAGAATTGTTTGAGGGAATTGCAAAGGACAAATCTGAGCTGATTTATGATGCGCTTGGTGATATTCAAGTCGTATTGATTGGGCTTGAGCAACAAATCAAGAACGGTGCTCAGATTTCAGCAAATCAACAGGAACTTGAATTGCTGTTGATGGTTTCAAGTTTGGGCAATATCGCTCAAAAACTATACGCTCATATCTGCCACAACGAGACACAGATTCCGTTAATCAAAGCAGATTTGATGTTTCTTGACAGTGTGATTAGTACGGTTTCATTTTGCAATGGAACTACAGCTGAGAATTGCTTAGAAGAAGCTTATGAAGTCATCAAGGACCGCAAAGGTAAGATGATTGATGGAGTGTTCGTGAAAGAGGAGGATTTGAAATGAAAAAATTAGGAATTATTTTAGGGTTTGTATTTGTAATCGTTGCATCACCGTTCGTGGTTCAGTATGGATGGAATGAAGTTATCACAACAATCATTCCAGTTGGTAAAATCACAGTCTGGCAAGCGTTCGGTATGGATATGCTACTATCTTTCATTTTCCCTGTGTCGTCTAGCAAAAAAATATCTGAGGAGGAATTTTTATATTCTATAAAGAGTGGTATTTCAAAAATTATTACATGTGCATTTTTGATATGGTTAGCTAGTTTATTTATTTAAGGAGGATGAGGAAAAAGAATGAAACCTTGTAAATATCCATATTCAGGAAGAAGAAAAAGGCAAAAAATCCCGTCACCATTATTTTCTGCACGACCAATTTTAAACGAAGTTCCAATTGTAGAAGAAGTTAAAGTTGAGTTCGGAGTTGAAGCTAGTGTTGGACGTTCATATCCAGAAATGTTAGTACATTTAGATATTTCTGGATATGGTAATAGAGTACATTCTGTACATCGCTTTCCTGACATCTTCCTGACTGTAGGCGAGTCAATCCAACTAAAGATGCTTTTCTATAAAAGACTTAGAAATTTTACTATAGATCGTTTCTTGACGTTTAGAGAATCTGACTGGAAGCTCTTTATCCTTGACCTGGTCAACGAATTCGTGCATTAGAAAGTTAGTAAGGAGATTTGCAAGATGCAGCTAAGATTGAAAGAACTTAGAGAGGACCTAGGACTCTCTGTCAAAGATATGGCTAGGCATACGGGTGTTTCACAAAATACAATTCATCTGTATGAACGTGGCGGATACCCGTCTATTAAGCAAATTGAAATGATTGCTAAAACCTATGATGTAAATCCTGCTTGGTTAGTTGGATGGGTAGATGATGAAATGCAACCTGCAATTCAGGTAGTTGAGAAAATCATCTACAAAGAAAGTCCAACAGCAAGACTGCCGGATTATCACAATAACAATAACGACGGTAAGATTATCAAATGGGTTAAATCCAAAAGATACATGGGAGGTAAGGTTTGGTCAAAAAGAACTTAACAAAAGCACGAAGGGATTATCTCGAGTTTGAACTCGATGATAAATATTTAAAGATTGACAAACTTATTGGACAACGTAGGCATGAGCTAGAACGTTTGTACGAAGTTAAACATCTTACTGTTCCTGGTATTGATGATACTGGAGCAAGTGGCAGCGGGACATTCGTCAACAGGTCGGAGAATCTAGCGGTTGCTTATGCAAGCGATCCTATGATTTTAAGATTAGAAAATCTCCAAAACGCTATTTCCCAATTACTAGAGAATCTAGAACCAGATGACAAAAAAATCTTTTATCTTCGTTGGGGAGAACATACTGGATACGACTGGATTCAAGTTTGGCACATCATGGAGAACGGAGAAACTGGGTACTTGTATAGACACAGCAAGCAGATTTACAGAAGACGTGAAGTGATTCTCGATACACTTTCAAATTTGCTCTTTATGTAAAGTTGTCAAAAAAACATATAGAATTGACAAAAACAATGTGCTAAATTAGTATCATGAAGAATAGCAGAGAGGAAACCTCTGCTTTTTTTGTGCATAAAAAAGGAGGTGAGGATATGTGGTAGTTGTTGAACCAATCAGAAATAGAGATGATGTTCAGCTTATGATTGAATGGCTGACGTTGCATAGTGCACTCAAAGAATCAGATAGAAAACGCAACCTCATGCTCTTCCTTTCTGGTGTTAATTTGGGTTTTCGTATTGGTGATATTGTTAAACTGAAAGTAAAGCACGTTAAAGGTTGGCATGTCCAGATCGTCGATGAAAAGACAGACAAGCCAACCAAACGAAAGATGCCAAAGAAATTCAAGAATGCTATGAGGCAGTACATCAAAGACAAGAAAGATGAAGACTTCCTCTTTCCAAGCCGAAACGGAAAACATCAGCACATAAAACCTAACACAGCTTACAAAATCATAAAGAGAGCTGCTGAAGAAGTTGGTCTAGAAAACATAGCCACTCACTCGATGAGAAAGACCTTTGGCTTATTCATGTACGAACAAACCAAGGATGTCGCTCTGATAATGGACTTACTGAACCACTCAAGCCAGAGTATTTCGCTACGATATATCGGCAAAAACCAAGATTCACAAGACCAAGCCATGACGAAGTTTCAGGGTTTTTAATTTTTTTATTTTAACATCAATTCATTATTTTGAGGTTATGATGATTTCATTTCATGTATGCAGGATAAACACTTGATAAATCTGAGTTAAAACTCATGTAGCGAATTCATTAGAATATGTAAAACAAGGAATTGAGAGAGCAAAATTAGAGAGGTTTACAAAAGTATGTTAGGTTTAATAAGAGAATTGATTTACAAGATACGAAGCAGAGATAACAGAGAATATTTTCTTGATTCTCAAACTAAAGAATCAATTGTGCGATTCCAAAAAGCAGCTAAGCAAACCTTAATTAGTTCTGACGATTTTGCTAAACTCTTTTGGAAATCAAGAGGGTAATCTTTTGAAAATAGAAGTTGCAACTAGAGAAGACCGAACAGAGTTTTATAATTCTGGTGAATGGAGAGGACTTCGTAAGCTTGCACTCGAACGTGATCACTACGAATGCGTTTGGTGCAGAGAAGAAGGCAAGGTCACAACAGAGAACTTAGAGGTTGACCACATCAAGGAACTAGAATTCTATCCAGAGTTCGCTCTTGACTTAGACAATCTTAGAACTCTATGCAAAGAATGCCACAACAAACGTCACGGTCGCTTCCAATTCCGAAAATCTAAAAAGATGATTGAGAGAAATTTCAGAACAGACGAATTTTGGGGATGATAACACCCCCCGGTCAAAAAAATCCAGTGTTTTTAAGGTTTTGGGAACCGGTGGGAGGGGTTAACTGTCCAAATTTTTAACAAAAAATTAAAGGGGGTGGGGGGTAATGGAAGAATACTCAGAAAAAAATATAAAAGAATTAGAAAATCAGCTACTTTCTAAAATCGGATATTTTAGTCCTAGAAAAAAGGATGCGATCCAGTACGAAAAAGTGAATCGTTATCTTTATCTCGTCAGACTGCTCTATGAGCTGAAAGCCAAACTTCATGAAGACGGATTGGTCATCACTGTTCACAATGGGCAACAAAGATTCCAAAAAGCGAACTCTCTCATCAAGGAAATCAACACAACCAGCAATCAGCTTTTGGCTATAGAGCGGTCGTTTAATTTTGAGGTGGAAAACTCACCTGTTGAGAAACCGACGTCTGGAAGTGATCTGTTATGATTTCTCATCCGTTGGTTGATGACTACATCAAAATGGCCGAGAGTGGAGAAATCGTCGTCAACGAAGAAAGAAAGTTGCTGTTTAAAATCATCAAAGAGAAAATTTATCCTCGCGATGATTTATATTTTGATAATGACCTGATTGAGAAATTCATTCGGTTTACGGAAAAGAACTTTTTTCCTCTAGCGAAATACCAGCTTTTCTTGACTCCGTTCATTTTTCTTTTTCGGAAGGAAGACGGGGAGCCACACTTTGACGAGTATCTATACACTCTTGCTCGAGGTGGTGGTAAGAATGGTTTTATGTCTGCCAGGTCTTCGTTCTTTATCAGTCCTATCTACCCTATCAGAGATTATGATGTAACTATCACCGCTAACTCTGAGAAACAGGGCAAGGTTTCGTTTGAGGAGGTCTATGAGACTATCCAAAGGCGTGGTCTTGAGGACCATTTCTATCTAACTAAAATGTCTATTACAGGTCGAGCAAACAACTCGGTCTTTTCTTTTCGGACAAATAATCCGAAGACTATGGACTCTGCTCGTGATGGTTGTCTTGAGTTTGATGAGATTCACCAGTTTGAAGATGATAAGGCAGTGAAGGTCCAACGGTCTGGTCTTGGTAAGATTGCTCATGCTCGAACATTCTACAACGGGACGAATGGATATGTGCGTGAGGGATTCTATGACAAGCTGATAGAGAAGTCTATGCAAATCTTGAATGGAGAGGTTGACGATTTCAGGCTATTCCCTTTCATCTGCAAGCTAGACAGTGCGGATGAAGTGGACGACATGAAGAATTGGCCAAAGGCAAATCCGATGTTGGATGAAAGCACTCCTTACGCTAAAAGGCTTCTTGCGAGAACCAAGGCTGACTATGATGATCTTGAGTTGGAACCGTCTGGCCGTCAGGAGTTCATGACAAAACGGATGAATCTTCCCGAAGCGGACCTTGAGAAAGATGTTACTTCTCGAGAAAAGTTAGTTGCTTGTTTACGGTCTCCTGGTATCGACTTGAAAGGTCGGTCATGTGTGGCTGGTTTTGACTATGCGAGCATCCGAGACTTTGCGAGCGTTGGTTTGCTCTTTAAGAATGGTGATGAGTTCATCTGGAAGCAACATTCATTTGCACGGAAATCATTTTTGAAAGTTTTCAAGCTAAAAGCGCCTATTGACGAATGGGCAGAAAAAGGCTTGTTTACAATCGTTGATGGTCCGAGTATTGATCCTCGGCTTTTGATTGCTAAGCTGGAAGAATGGAGAAATCTTTATCAGATTGAGCTTGTATGTGCCGATGGTTTTAGAATGGACTTGTTGAAGCCATTGCTAGAAGAGGCTGGGTTTGAATATGAGTTCTTGAGAAATCCTGGGGCTATCCAGTCTAAGGTTGCGCCAATCATCGAAGATGGATTCGCAAATGAGCGATTTATCTTTGAAAATGACAACTCTATGATTTGGTATACGGATAATACCTACGTTAAAGAGGACAAGGATGGCAACAAGCGTTTCTTGAAAAAAGAACCTGTCAGAAGAAAGACGGATGGTTTCCATGCTTTGATAGCTGCTCTCTACAAGCGTGAGCTGGTGCAAGAGTCAAATGTCGGGGAATTCCTAGATATGATTGATAGTTGGGAGTTTTAATTAAAAATAAATTTGGGTGGGTGGTCGGCAGAAACTAAAAGAAAGGAGGAAGTGCATTGGGGTTACTGAATTTATTTAAGCGTGAAGTGCCAGAGGTTGGTTTTGAGTTCGAGGATCTTGAGCGGATGTTTGGGAATCTCCAACTTAAAAGTTTAGCGATTGATAAGTCAGCTGAGTTCATCGCTCGAATTTTCGCTAAGTCAGTGTTTAAGTATCAAGAAAATGGCAAGGTTAAGTCTTCTGATTGGGACTACTTGCTGAATGTAAGACCTAACAAGAACGAATCTGCGTCAGATTTTTGGCAAAAGGTCGTCTATCGGTTGATCACTAAGAATGAGGTCCTAATCTTTCTTACAACTGATGACCAGTTGCTTGTTGCTGACTCTTACACACGGACTAAATATGCTGTTTATGATGATGTGTTTGAGTTTGTAACTTGTAGAGGATATACCTTTGAGAAGCGTTTTCGGATGAGTGAAGTCATTTTCTTACAGTATAACAATAACCGACTGCAAGATTATATTTCTGACTTATTTGCTGATTACGAGAAGTTGCACACTCGTTTGGTCGAGGCCTTGGCTAGGAATAATCAAATTAGAGGAACTCTGAAAACCAAAAACAATGGGAGTTTTGATAAGCAGATGCGTGATAAACTCCAATCATATGCTGATGGTCTTTTTAAATCATTTAGCACTAAAACGATTGCCATTGTTCCAGCTCAAGATGGAATGGAATATTCCGAGCATACGAATACAACAGGGACTTCAAATATTTCTGTTGATGAGTTAAAGAAACTTCGTCGGCAATTTGATGATGAGGTCGCGGATGTCTTAGGGATTCCAACAGCTTTAAGTCATGGCGATATGGCCAATCTAGAAAATAGCCAAAAAATGTTTAATAGTTATTGCTACCAATCACTTGTTAAGAAAATGAGTGATGGGCTTAATTTCGCTTTACTATCAAGACGGCAATACGAGCGCAATAATTTATTTGTAATCATTGGCGAAGGTCAGAGAGATAAGTTTGCACTCGCCGGAAGCATTGATAAGCTTATTTCTTCTGGAGCAATGACTCGAAACGAGGTGCGCTCTGAACTTGGCTTAGAATCTGTTCCTGGTGGCGATAAATTCCTCATCACCAAAAACTATCAACTTGGTGAACAGTTAGAGAAAGGAGGTGAGAAAGAAGATGAAAGTAATTCAAATTAAGGGTACGATTGTATCAAACAATGACAGATGGCTTTACGATTGGCTTGAGTGGGATGCAACCGCTCCGAAAGATGTCGTCCTTCCTGATAGTGGTGAACCGATTGAGGTTCATATCAATTCAGGCGGAGGAGATGTCTATGCTGGTAGTGAAATCTATACTGCTCTACGCTCGTATCCTGGCGATGTGACCGTGAAAATTGTCGGTATTGCAGCAAGCGCAGCAAGCGTGATTGCAATGGCAGGAGATACGGTTGAAATTAGTCCGACTGCCCAAATCATGATCCACAATGTCTCAACTCAAGTAAATGGAGACCATAACACTCTGCTTCATGAAGCTGGGGTACTAGAAGGGTTTAACAAATCGATTGCTAGTGCCTATGTTCATAAGACTGGCAAGGCTCTTGATGACTTGCTTGACTTGATGAACAAGACTACTTGGTTTGATGCCGAGTCAGCTTTGAATCATGGGTTTGTAGACAAGATTATGTTTACAAATGAAGTTGCTCCGACTCTGGTAGCAAGTGAAACTCCTATGATCCCAAGTGATTTTATTGAGAAAATGAGGTCAGCAATGACACCGGATATCGATAAAATCGCAAAACTGGTAGTTGAAAAGCTAGAAGCTAAACTACCAGATATACAAATCGACAAAGAGGCTTTCGAAAATAGCGAATTTCTACAGAAGAAATTCAATTTTCCAGAAAGTCCAGACAATAGCACAAACAAGGCTGTTCCTAAAGGATTCGGTCTTTTTATGTTTTAAGAAAGGAAAAAACAGAATGACAATGACATTATCTAATCAATTTGAAAAACAACGTCAGGCATTTTTGGATGCCGTTACAAATGGCGCTCCTCAAGAAGAACAAGCGAAGCTATACAATGACATGATCGAGTCCATGACAAATGAAATGATGGCTCAAGCTCGTGATGCTGCTCGTGAAGAAGTTTCAGCTTTGAATCCATACGATGCTAAGCTGACTGCTGAAGCTCGTGAGTTTTTCAATAACATTGAAAAGGCAGCACCTGAAGGGATTGAAAAATTCATCCCGCAAGAGATCATTGACCATATCTTTGAAGATTTGGTTCAAGCTCGCCCACTCCTTCAACATATCGGCCTTAAAAATGCTGGTATTCGCTTGAAATTCCTCAAATCAGAGCAAACAGGCCAAGCTGTTTGGGGTAAAATCAATGGAGAAATCCAAGGACAACTTAAACAAAAATTCAATGAAGAAGAAGCAATTCAACACAAGTTGACTGCTTTCGTTGTAATTCCAAAAGATGCTGAAAAATTCGGCCCAGCTTGGTTGGCAAAATTCGTCTCTGTTCAAATCACAGAAGCCTTTGCAGTTGCCCTTGAAGCCGCTTTCTTGAATGGTGATGGGGATAATAAACCTATCGGGCTTTCTCGTACTCTTACAGGAACTGTTTCAGGCGATCATACAACTCATGCTGAAAAAACAGCTCAAACTACTAAGTTGACTTTTGCTGACTCAGCTACCGTAGTCAAAGAATTGACAAAGGTTTACAAACATCACTCTGTTAAAGAAGACGGAAAAACTCCAGTTGCAGTAGAAGGCAACCTTGTAATGGTTGTTAATACAGCCGAATCTTGGGATGTGAAGAAACAATACACTTCATTGAACGCTCAAGCTGTTTATATCACAGCTATGCCATTTAACCTTATCTTGGTCGAATCAGTGGCGCAGACTGCTGGTAAAGTAACTACATTTGTCAAAGGTCGCTACGATGCCTTTGTCGGGGGTGGTATTTCACTCGGTCGCTACACAGAAACCTATGCTTTGGAAGATTTGAACCTCTACACTGCTAAGCAATTCGCTTATGGTAAGGCTCACGATGAAAAGACTGCAGCAGTCTGGACTCTACAACTTCCCCAAGCCTAATCTAGGAGTTGAGCCATGACTCCAGAAGAACAACTTCATCCACTCCTTAAATCCTTCAAGGAGCGGATGAGGATTTTTCATAATGGGGAGGATACAAACCTCTCCAAAATGTTGGAAAGTTCTGAATCAGCCATCCTCAGTCTGGTCGGTAGTAAGGACTCTACCGATACACGAGTGAGAGAACTGATCCTAGAACGTGCTCGATATGTTTACAATGATCAAGTTGAATTTTTCTACGGGAACTTTCAAGGGGATTTAATGGCATTATCACTAGAAAATTACAAATTGGAGGAAAAACATGATTAAGGTTTTAAAAGGCTTTTATGACCTCAAAGAAGGGGTATATCGTTCTACTGGCCAAGAGTTTGAAGCGACAAAAGAGCGCTTTGATGAAATCGATGGAGCGCTACCTGGCTTTGTTGAATGGTCACAAAAACAACCAGAAGTAACAACGCCTGATGTCCTATCAGACTAACCGCCCTAGCTATCGCTACAAAAAGCCCGAGGCTCAAAATGGAGACCTAAGAACCCCCTTGACTTTCTATACTTCTAAAGTCGAGGAGGGGCTTCATGGTCGTGATGTGTCTCATGAGAAGGCTTTTTTTACGATGGGCCAAGTTTACTCCCCTAGTTTCAAAGACATCGAGATTGCAACTGGTAAGTCTATGCAAGCTAAGATGACTTTGAAAATTCGAGATCCTTTGTCTGATTATCAGCCGAAGAATGAGCATTTTGTCGAAGTTGGCGATATTCGTCTAGGTGGCAAGAAATGGCAAATTATCGATGTTCGTCCTGATTTTGACAATCGGGATTTTTTGATAGTCGTTATTGGTGGTGGTCAAGATGTCTAGTGGTGCAGAATTGAGAGGCTTTGACGATGTCTTGAGAAACATTGAGGTACGCCTTGGTGATAACAAGGTCAAACGTGCTACCAGTCGAGCCTTGAAGGCAGTCGCAAACGAGACTCTAGAAGAGTTTAAAGGTGCTCTGCAGGTCTACAAAGATACTGGAGAAACCGTTGAAAGTGCTACTGCTGGACGTGTGACGGGTCTTGCTGCTGGCGTCCCTGTTGTGAAAATCGGTTTTGGTGAAGGGTCTCGTTGGCGCTTGGTTCACTTGAATGAGTTTGGATATGGTAAGAACCCACATCCAAGGGGGTTCGGTGTCATCAGACGGTTTTCAGAGGCTCATGCTAAGACGTACAAATACAGAATCGCTAGTCATTTGAAGACGGAGGGGTTTTAGATGGTCAAAGATAAGTTTAATGAACTCTATGAGGCTTTGAAAAAAGATGAGTCTTTAGCTGGAATCAGTATCAAATCTTTTAAACGTCCTGACTCGTTACCAAATAATGAGCCAAGTATTGTTATTAGACCAGTTGGTCCGCCGATGCAGGCAGTTCATGGCAGTAATACGAGTCTGGCTAAGACATTTATCTATCAGGTCAATGTAGAGTCTACTAATTATACGGAGTGCAAAGTACTCCAAAGAAAAATCGAAAAGATTATGGAAGACCAGGAATTTTATCAAACCAGTGGTGGTTTGGATGAATGGATTCCAGAAATCAAACGCTATGTAGACGCTCGGACCTACAAAGGTCGGGGTGCTCTATACGAAGAATACTAAATTAAAGAAAGAGGTGCTATAAATGGCATTAGTTGGTTTTAAACGCATGACAATTCGTGTGTTGGATGGGGAAGCTACTCCAACACTTGGGAAAAACCTTTTCGTGGTAGAAGGTAAAACCGGTGAGGGTGCGACTCGTACCGCTAAGATTACAGGACTTTCAAGTGAACCTGTTAAAACTTACGGAAGCGATGTCGCTTATTACACATCAAAACGCGGTGTAGGTGATGTGAAGATGGAAATGACAGCAGTTGACATTCCTCACATGGTCCTTGCCAAAATCCTTGGGCATGTAGTTAAGGACGAAATCATTTATATTGGTGAAGATAGTGATGCTCCACTTTGTTCAGTTATGCTTGAATCTAAAACAGCAAACGGCACGAAAGCGCAAGTTGGTTTCTTCAAAGGTAGCTTCTCATTGGATGCTGAGGAGCTTGAAAGTCTTAAGGAGAAGCAAGAGGAACTTCCAGATGACAGCTTGAGTTTCTCAGCCATTGCAAGCGATGATGAAGAAATCAAAGGTAATTACTATGGTAAGTACATTGGTAATGACGAAGAAAAAATCAAGAAACTCAAAGGTCAACTTAAAATGGTTGCTGCAGGGTAGGAAGAGGGCGCAAGCTCTCTTTTTATCTTTTTTCTAGAAAGGAAAGTAAATGGCTAAGGTTAAATTTTTAATTAAAAATGAGAAAGGTCAAGATGTTCAAAAGACTAGTAAGGAAATTACTACTAAGGATTATCGTGACTACCTGATTCTCAATGAAGCACTATCTTCTGACTTGTCCGAAGTTGAAAAGCTAGACAAGCAATTGGAATTCATCGCCTCATTATTTGAAGATTTGGAAGTGGAAGAACTTTTGAAATACACAGATATGGCGGATATTTTTGCGGTATTTGCAGATATCTACTCTCATCTGGTGGGTGATGTTGACCCAAAGGAGAAAAAATAAAGCCAAGTGAAGCGCTGAAACGGTTTTATGGCTTTGTCAAGCAAGCTACTGAAGGACCGTACGGCATGAGTATCCGTGATGTTATGGATACGAGCTGGGAGGACCTTATGGGCGTTCTTGGTGAAACTGAATCTGCTAAAACTGAGGAAGTCATGGATCTTGCTGACTTTCTAGAAATGATTTAAAAAGGAGGATTTGAATGGCAGGTGGAACGCCGTTAGGTCAAATGTATATCGAGCTAGGGCTGGACGTGTCGAAGTTCAATCCTACTCTAAATGGTGCTAAGAATGCGGTTAAATACTTTCAAAGCAATGTAAAGGCGCTAGACAGCTCCCTTAAAAACAATGGGAAAAACACAGACTTGCTTCAAGCTAAGTACAAGACACTTGGGCAAGCGATTGAAGCGCAAAGAAAAGTCTTGGACCAGATGAAGAAAAGTTTTGATACTCTCGAACCTGGTACGGCTAAATTTGATAAGGCCGCTGCTGATATTGAACGTGAGAATGCTAAGTTGGCAGCCATGGAAGGTCAACTCCGTAACGTGCAACAAGCTTTGATTGCTGTTGGTAAGGAGAATAGCTTTGCGAACCGTATCAATAAATTTGGTGACGGACTTATCAAAAGTGGCGATAAAATCAAGAATTTTGGTGATAGTGTTTCGAGCTTAGGAGGTAAGTTGACTACTGGCTTAACTCTCCCGTTGGTTGCTAGTGTTGGTATGGTTACGAAAGCAGCTGTCGACTATGAATCTGCTTTTGCAGGTGTGAAGAAGACAGTAGATGAGACTGCAACCGTATCCTACAAAAACCTATCTGATGGTATCCGTCAGATGGCTAAAGAACTACCAGCTAGTGCTGTTGAAATTGCAAATGTCGCTGAAGTGGCTGGCCAGTTAGGTATCAAGGCAGAGGATATCCTTACCTTCTCTCGAACCATGATTGACATGGGAGAATCAACGAACTTGAGTGCTGAAGATGCTGCAAGCTCTATCGCTAAGATTGCGAACATCCTCGGCTTGACATCAGACGAATACAAACGATTTGGATCATCTGTTGTTGACTTGGGTAACAACTTTGCAACAACTGAGCGTGACATCGTTGAGATGACTAACCGTTTGGCGGCTGGTGGTCGACTAGCTGGACTGACCGCTCCGGATATCTTAGGGCTTGCTACGGCTATGAGCTCTGTTGGTATCGAGGCTGAGGCTGGTGGTACCGCTATGACTCAAACTTTGACAGCTATTGGTAATGCTGTTTCATTGACAGGTAAGGGAGCAGCAGATGACTTGAACCTCATCGCCAAAACTGCTGGAATGACCTCAGAGGAGTTTCAACAGGCTTGGAAAGAGAAACCGGTCGTTGCTTTGCAATCATTTATCAAAGGGCTCAAGGATGCACAAGAAAAAGGCGTGAACATGAACGCTATCTTGGCACAACTTGGAATGACGGGAATCCGACAAAGTAACATGCTGAAATCCTTGGCTTTAGCATCTGATAAAATGGGGGATGCTGTTGATCGTTCAAATAAGGCTTGGAAAGAGAATACTGCTCTGACCAATGAAGCCAATAAACGATATGAGACCACAGAATCACAATTGAAGATGTTCAAGAACCAGGTAACTGACTTGGCTATTGAATTTGGCGGGCCTCTTCTGAAGGCTCTCCGTGAAGGTCTAACGGCTGCAAAACCTTGGATTGATACCTTGGCTAAAATGGCCAAACAGTTCAGTTCCATGTCTGAAGAGCAACAAAGAAATGTTCTTAAGTGGGGGGCATTAACTGTAGGAGCTGGTCCAGCTTTAAGTATTTTAGGGAAAGGTTTTGGAATTATCGGAAACCTTACAAAGGCATTCGGTTGGCTTACTAAGGGAACTGGTAAAGCGGTTGGTGGTATGTCTCTAATACTCAAGACTTTCCAAGCTTTTAGAACAACCGGGAATCTATCATCCGCCTTTAAATTGGCATCTGGTGGAGCAGTAGCGCTTGGGAATGCGACTGCATCAGCTTCAACTTCAACGGGGCTTCTGACAACATCAATGGGTACGCTTGCGAATCCTCTAGGTTTAATAGTCGGAGGTCTCGGTCTTACTACCGCCGCACTTGTTTATCTTGGAAACGAGAAAGACAAGGCTCGCATCAAGACTGAAGAGTTTGGCACTCAGTTGAGTGATACTGCTCGTGGAGAATTGCGAATTTTTCAAAAAACGGTTGATGAAACCAGTACAGCTGTCGCAAACTTCGGTACTCATGCTGGAGATGCCGATAAGGTCTCCGGAGCCTTTAAAAAGCTCTATGAAGAAATAGCTACTGCTGCTGATAAGACCAACAAACGAATGGAAGAGTTGGGCGCTAAGTGGGGCCTTAGTGAGGACGATATTACCAAAGCCAAGGAAAGAAATGGTCAGGTCGTCTCTAACACTGAGGCTATGATGAATCAAATCAATGAGATTTATCAACGTCATAACGGAGATGCGAGCAAGTTCTCTCAAGAGGAGAAAGAAATCATCCTGAACAATCAGAATGAGATGATCAAGGCAAAACTCTCAATGATGAGTTTGTCAGCTGATCAGCAGAAGGCTGCTTTACAAGCTTTAAATGGTGATGTCAGAAGTCTGAATGAAACACAATTGAAGCATACTAAAGATGTTTTGAAGCAAGCACTTGATGAGGAGAAGAAACTATACGAAAATTCGAAAAGCGAGCTGAAAGAGTTGCTAGATGGAAAGGCTATTGACCAGGAGACTTACAACAAGAAACTGCAAACTCTAGAAGCAAACCACACTCAAACGATGGAAGCTCTGGGAAGTAAGTATTACCAGGTCATGCAAAATCTAGATGCAAAGGTGAAAGCTCGAACTGGGCAAAGTTGGAACTATTGGGAAGAAGCCAAGAAAGTTCTGGAAGAATACGGCCTATCCTATGAAGAAATCGGGAAGAAAGCTGCTGAAGCCTCTCAAAAGGTTGGTAATTCACATAGCATCCTTGCTAACTACACCAGTGAGATGAGCAAAGAAGTTAAAGAGGCTAACGATGCCTGGTCATTGTTAGTCGGTAACATTGATAAGAATGGGAATTTTCAAGTTAAATCCAATGTTAAGGAAGTTATCGGAGAGGCTGCCAAATCTGCGGAAGGTTGGGAACAATTGCAGTTTATTGCTAAGACTGCGGATATCAACTCAAACGCTCGTGTGACTATCGCTGAAGCTCTTGTCGAATCCGGTAAATGGAAAGACATGACTCTCGAAGAGAAGCAAGTGATTGTCAAGAATCAAGCTGGTCTACAAGCTATCTTTGATAGCGAAACCCATCTTAAAACATGGAACAGCATGCCAGCTAAAGTCAAAGAACTCCTCATAAAAAATGCCGATGTCATGAACAAGGCAGAGGAAGCTTCTAAGGCTCTATCTAACTATGAATCGCTCACACCAAAACAGAAAGAGTTGCTGGCCAATGATGAGAGTATCCAAAAAGCAGTTGCTCGTTCTACTGATACTTTGACAACGTGGAATGCGACCACACCGTTTACAAAAGATTTGAAGGCAGATCCTACGAATGTTTTGAACAATGGCCAGTTATCTATCGATAAGATTACGGCTTGGAATTTTGCATCTGCTGAGACTAAGTCTCTGGATGCGGTGGATAATACGAGCGCAGCTGTCGGAAGTGCGATTTTGAGTGTTAATTCACCCAAACAAGAAGCTCCTATCAACTTGTTTGCTGCTGACCAAACAGGCGGTGTACGAAATGAGACGAGCGGTGCTATCAATGCTATCAAGCAATATGATCCAGTGAATATCCTTGCCAAGAATGGCACTAATGACACTGTCAGCGAGGTCAAAAGTGGTGTCAATGGTATCCAGGACAAAACGGTCACTATTAACGCTCGAGACAATGCTTCTGGTGTTCTTTCAGGTATTAAGAGCTGGATTGATAGCGTTACTGGTAATTTCTTCACAAATATCTTTGCTAGCAAGCACGCTCACGGGACCAACTATCACCCTGGTGGACTTGCTATTGTCAACGACCAAAGAAATAGCAACTACAAGGAAATGGTCACCCTGCCAAACGGCCGGAGTTTCATTCCTCAAGGCAGGGATGTCTTGCTTCCTCTTCCGAGAGGTTCTAAAGTCTTGCGAGCTGATAAGACTAGACGTTTGATGCGTGAGATGGGTGTTCCTAAATATGCCTCTGGTATCGGGATCCCGAGTGATGCGAAATTCCTCCGTGAAATGGAACAAGCTCAACGTAATATCACTATTCAGACTACAGGTGTTCAGAACGGGCAAGATACAGATAAAATCGTGTCTGAGATGGCGATTCTGAGAGTAAGTTTAGAAAAATTGCTTACTGCTATCCTTAACAAGGACACAAACGCTTATCTGGATAGCTCAAAAGTTACAGATATTGTTACTAAAACTCAGAAAGAGCGTGAGAAAATGCTACTAAGAATGAAAGGGGTGATTGAATGAGCGAAGTGACTATGCGTTTTAATAAAACAGAGTTACGAGATTTTATTGAAATCCATGACATCCAACGAGATATTGGAAACAATCGCTCTATATCTATCGACCATGCCCCAAGAATTGGCGTGAATATCCAGCAACAAACCATTGATGCAAAATATATCAAGGTGGACTTCTCCATCTGGTCTAAAGACAGAAATACCCTCAAGCACAAGCTTGCGGGTATTTTTAATGTTGATGGTCCTAAAGAGTTGACATTTTCAGATGAGCCAGACAAGTATTATCTAGCCATGGTAATCGATGATATCTCTATGCAAGAGGCAAGCGGGAGACGTTCAAACGGCTCTATTAAGTTCATCGTTCCTGATGGCGTGGCCCATAGTTCAGCCTATAAACGATTCGATAGTGATAAAAACGCAACTAGCGAAGCAGGGAAAATGGTGTTTGATCTTATAAATAATGGCACAGAGAGTGCATTTCCAATCGTTAAAGTCAAACACAATGCTGAGAACGGATATATTGGTCTAGTTAATCAAAATGGCACTTTAGAAATCGGGAACCGTGAAGAAGCCGATACCGAACCATCGCAAAAATCAGAAATCTTACTTGATTTCAGAGGTGAAAAAATCACAAATGGACTGGCTAGCGCAGCAAAGAACCAAGCCATCACAAATGACCGGACAGAGTATATTGTCGGGACAGCTGAGATGATTAATCTTTGGGAACGTCAACACGTTAGATTGAAAGATTTACGAGGTGAGACTAAATTACATAACTACGCTACTAGCTTGACCTGGGGAATTCCCAATGATAGCACAGGCAGCACTGGCTCCCTGAATGATTATTTTTGGTGGAGACAAGTTTTTTGGTCCGAAGCTAATAATCAATATGGTTTCATCAAGGTAACAGTATCAGACGAAGCAGGTCAATTTTTGTATGGTGTTGAGACATTTAAACGGTCGCTAGGTTCTGAATGTGAGTTTAATTTTTTAGCTAGCGATGGTCATGGTGGATATAGGATTCTAAAGCGCTGGAATTTTGATGGAACTACAACTGGAGATATCAACCCTTTTAGCGTAGCAAAAGGGTGGTCGGATTTAAAACGGAACGATGGAAAGGTACAAGTTTTTTATCAAGGATCATACTCTACTTTTATCATTCCAGAGATTGAGGGTAAAAAGTCCGCAAAAATTCACATTACAATTGGAGCGTACAGAGACAATCCAATCGTCTCTCACATGTATCTTGATGAATTGTACTATCGTAAAGATTTTGTCCCAACAACGAATGACATCCCAAATCGTTTTCCAATCGGCTCAAACGTTCTAATCAATAGCGAGGATGACACGGTCTATATCGATGGCATAGCAAAAGCTAACGAGATTGTCGATGGGTCACAATGGTTGTCCATTCCTCCAGGCAAATCAAAATTAGAGCTGTACTTTTCTAGCTTCATTAAAAAACAGCCGACAGTAACAATTGAATTTGAAGAAAGGTGGCTATAATGCTTTTAACGATTCACGATGCAAACTTGCAAAAGGTTGCTTTTGTTGATAATAGTAAGCAGAACACGCTTAATTATTATAACGATACATGGTCAAGAGATATGCCAACAGGGTCCTCAACTTTTGAGTTTACAGTCTTTAAGAAAGCAATTCAATCAGACACAGCTTCATCAAAGGCCTACCAGCATCTAAACGAACGTGCTTGGGTGTCGTTCCGACACAATGGACGTACCTATCTCTTTAATGTGATGTCGGTGGAAGAGAACGAGCAGACAATCAAATGCTATTGTGAGAATCTCAATCTTGAATTAATCAATGAGTTAGTAAATCCTTACAAAGCAACGAGAGCGATGACTTTTGCAGAATATTGCAAAGAGATGGATTTACTAAATTATGCTCATCTCACTATTGGAATTAACGAGATTTCAGACCAGCAACGAATCATTGAGTGGACGACGCAAGAAACAAAACTTGCTCGCTTGCTTAATCTTGCGAAACAATTCAATGCTGAGATTGAATTTGATACACAATTAAAAGCAGATAGCACGATTAAGAAATTTACTGTAAACATATATCACGAACACGACGATACGCACCAAGGAGTTGGTCGTATCAGGAATGATGTGGTTTTAAAATATGGTAAAAATATTAGCTCTATCACCCGGAAAGTGGATAAGACGGGTGTTTTCAATACAATCCGGCCAACTGGTAAAATGCCGACCGTGGAAGTCGAAGAAAGCGGAGAACGTCATCTATCTAGTCAGAGAGTGAAAAATGCGGATGGTTCGACAACTGAAACGATCATTCGCACAGCATCCGATGGGACAAAGAGTAAGACTATTGTCCACACGAAAGTCACCAAACTGGCTGATAAAACACGCATTACAACGACCACCACAACTCGTTCAGATGGATCTATCGAACAGACTGTGACGACTAGTAAGAAAGGTGGACCATCTAATACTGAGAAACGAATCATAAAACCTCCTAAGAAAAAAGAGAAAGAAACCGAGCCTGAAAAAGAGGTTCTGACTATTGAAAACTTGGGAGATTGGTCTATCAAAAACGAGAGGGGCGAATTAGAGTTTTACCAAAGAGGGCAACAACTGTACGCCCCTTTATCAATGCAACTCTATCCCTCAACTTTTACTTCAGCAACAGCTGAGGATCAATGGACAAGACGAGACTTTGACTTTGATACAGACGAGCCAAACGAGTTGAGGCGGCTTGCTTACCTAAAATTAAAGCAGCATTGCTACCCTGCTATAACCTATGAAGTAGATGGCTTTGTGGACGTAGAAATCGGAGACACGGTCCAGATTTATGACGATGGATTTAGTCCAGCTTTAATAGTAAAAGCACGAGTTACCGAACAGAAAATCAGTTTTACAAATCCGGCAAGTAACAAAACTACTTTTGCGAATTTCAAGGCTCTAGAGAGTAAGCTATCAGATGGAATTCAGGCTGCCTTTGAGCGACTTTTCGAAGCATCCAAGCCCTACAGTATCAAACTTGCTACTGATAATGGTATAGCCTTTAAGAACAGTCAAGGTCAAACCATTGTGACCCCTACTCTTATGAAAGGAAATAAGGTTATCAATAGTGGCTGGCGCTGGGTTGTAGATGGCGAAATCAAATCCACAAGCTCTAGTTACATTGTGAGGGCTTCTGATATCAACCAAAAGATGGTTTTGACGGTGTCAGCATGGATTGATAACAAAGAGGTAGTGTCTGAGCAGGTGACTCTTATCAATACGTCTGATGGTCTCCAAGGTCAAAAAGGGGACGCAGGACCGAAAGGAGATCCTGGTCCTAAAGGTGACCGAGGAGAGAAAGGAGACCGTGGGGAACGTGGGCTACAAGGGCTCCAAGGCTTGCAGGGTCCAAAAGGCGACCAAGGCCTCCCTGGACCTAAAGGAGCTGATGGCCGTACACAGTACACTCACATTGCCTACGCCGATACTATCTCAGGTAGTGGATTTAGCCAGACTAACGCTGACAAGGCCTATATAGGGGTCTATGTTGATTTTAACTCAACTGACAGCGTCAATCCTGCTGACTATCGCTGGACGAGGTGGAGAGGCCCAGATGGCTTAAACGGTAAGGACGGCCCTCAAGGTATTCCAGGTAAGCCTGGAGCAGATGGACGTACTCCATACTTTCACCGAGCCTGGGCTAACTCCGCTGACGGTCGTGATGGTTTCAGTACAACTGATAGCTCAAATAAGCGCTATTTAGGGACGCTAACGGATTTCACTGAGGCAGATAGTCAAAATCCTGAACTGTACAAGTGGACAGCTCTCTTTGATAATGTCCAGGTTGGCGGAAAAAACTATATCAGAAATGCCTCATTTCTCTCTGGAGAGAATAAGTGGAGCAGAGCCTCTGTAAATGGATTAGTGTATAATTTCACTCATTCTGCAGCTAATAAGGACAGGCCAGGCTTACATATGTTTAGCGAGAATGATACGGTCATTCCTCGATGGAAAGGAATTTACCAAAAAATTCCATTGTCTCAGCCGGCCGACACTCCGGTCACTGTTTCAGCATTGTTTGCAAAAGATGGAGCGCCTCAAGAGGCCCACATTGGGATTCACTTCTTAAAAGATGGAGTCATCACCAGACAATCATGGCTTGATATACCTACTTCCCAAATAACCGACAAATACCAGCGTTTCTCTCTTTCAGCAAAGCACGATGTACCATTTGATGAACTCAGAGTCATGCTCTATGTCGGATATGACAAGATTGTCAATCTGTATGTTACAGATGTTCAGCTTGAAATTGGCAATGTAATGACTGATTTTAGATTGTCAGATGAAGACGTGCAAGAGACTATCAACTCTAAAGCTGACCAAGCACTAACTCAGGAGCAACTCAATGCGCTCAATGAGAAAGCTGGAATTATCCAGGCTGAACTTGAGGCTAAGGCTAGCGCTGACACGCTTAATAACTGGATAAAAGCTTATAAGGACTTTGTCCAGTCTAACGAAACCGCAAGAGCACAAGCTGAGAAAGATTTGATTTCAGCTAGTCAGCGTGTTTCTAACATTGCCAAAGATTTGGGAGAATTGTCTGACCGTTGGAATTTCATTGATACTTATATGAGCTCTAGTAATGAGGGGCTTGTAATTGGTAAGAATGATGGTAGCTCTAGCATGATGTTCAATCCAAACGGACGAATTTCAATGTTTAGCGCTGGTGTAGAGGTTATGTATATTTCTCAAGGCGTAATCCACATTGAGAACGGGATTTTCTCTAAGACTATTCAGATAGGACGTTTTAGAGAAGAGCAGTATCACATTAACCCTGACATGAACGTCATCCGCTACGTTGGATAGAAAGGAGTAAAATGGCTAAATTTAGTAATTCAAGTGGGAGCTTGTATCTCAATGTCTATGTAGAGCAGGGATCTCAGAGTATCACGGCTAACACCTCAACCGTCAACTGGCGGATGACAGTTAGCCGTACAGGCGCCTACTATACTCATAACCATCAAGGAGATAGTACGCTGTCTCTTAATCTGGATGGCAGTAACGTGCATTACAGCTATCCGACGTGGGAGACATCAGGCGAGGAGTACACGCTTGCTAGTGGCTCAAGTACAATCAGCCACAATGCAGATGGGACTAAAACGCTCCCTATTTCTTGTACGTTCAATCCTAACAATGGCTTGCATGGGACTATCACAGTATCAGCAAGCCTTAGCCTGACGACTATACCACGTTCAAGCTCTGTAAGCGTGAGCGCTGGAGTTATTGGTAGTTCGGTTACTATCAACATCAATCGTCAAAGCTCCAGTTTTAAGCACACAGTGCGCTATGCGTGGGCTGGTAAGACTGGAACTATTGCAAGCAACGTGGACACATCTACTAGCTGGACGATCCCTCTTGACTTTGCAAACGACATCCCAAACTCTGCTAGTGGTGCAGGGACTATCTATGTAGACACCTATTCAGGAAGTACCAAAACTGGAACGCAGTCAACCACATTGACGGCTAGCGTGCCAGCAAATGTAAAACCCACATTTACAGGTATCACATTGTCAGACTTGAACGGTGCTGCTCAGAACCTTATTCCAAGCGGTAACACGTTCATTCAGGTAATCTCCAACATCAAAGTAGCATTTAATGGTGCGGTCGGCTCCTACGGCTCATCCATCACTGGATACTATGCTGAAATCGTTGGCAAAAACCAGTCCACAAGTTCAAACGGTGGCAGTCTTGGCATTATGAATTATCATGGCACAATCAAAATCAGAGCTAGCGTCTCTGACAGCCGTGGTAGATGGTCTGATACTAGAGAGGTATCTGTAACCGTGCTTGAGTATTTTGCTCCTGCTCTTAGCTTTAGCATAGCAAGAACGGGCTCAACCTCTAGCACATTGACCGCTACGAGAAATGCCAAAATAGCACCTCTGATAGTTGCAGGAAGTCAAAAGAACTCAATGACCTTGACAATCAAGGTTGCTCGGCTTGGGACTACTAATTTTCAAGTAGACACGGGACCAGCTACTGGCTCCTGGACAAGTATCTCAAACCTAGTCAATTCTCAGGCTAATCTTGCAGGCAATTATCTAGCTAATCAGTCATGGGTTGTCATAGGCACGTTAGAGGACAAATTCACACGGTCTGATTTCATAGTCAACGTAGCCACAGAGAGCGTGGTTTTGTCTTATGACAGATCAGGAGTTGGGGTCAACAAAATCCGTGAGCAGGGCGCTCTTGATGTAAAAGGTGACATCTTTGCTAACAACAAGCCCATTCAGCAGTATCAGCTGACTAATGCTGATGGTGGCTTAAGTAAAGGTAGTGCTCAATGGGATGATATTTGGAATAAACAAGCTACAGAATTTGGTTGGAGAACAGGCAAATACGATGACAACCCAACAGGAAAAAACGGTGAGTGGGGTCTGTATCAAAATTTTTGGCTTGATAGCTGGAAAGGCGTCCAATTTTTCACCTCAATAGGGACAGGGCGTGTATTTGTTAGAGTCTATAACAATGCCAATAAATGGGCTCCAACGCAGTGGAAAGAGATTGCTACCAAAGATGACTTGCAGAAAATTGCTACAAGAAAGATTGAGCTAGGATGGTATGTGAACGGCACTGCTACAAGAAATGGCAACGTGGTCACAATTTCAACAGAAAGAAAAATCACAAATATCAACACGGTTTCAGATTATCGAGAAGTCAAGGAAACAATACCCGCTGGATTTAGACCAGCTCAAGAGGTTAACTTTATCTTACAAGGATTGTCTGACTCAACAGTAACTGGAACAGCTATCTTGCACCTTGCAACAGATGGGAAAATCCGTCTTACAAGTAAATCTCAAGGAAATAAGTATTGGACAGGCACAATAACTTATATTACAAATGACCCTTACCCTTAATAAATGAAAGGAGAAAGTATGAAATTAGAGTACGGGACAAAGTCCCAAGAATTTGACGCAAGCGGAAAAGAATCCTCTACAAAGGTCACGCTAGTCAATGCAGATGGTGCTATCGTACCTATCTTGCTACCGGCTGATAAAATCAGCTTGTCTAATACCGAGCTTTTCGAGCTAGCCCTAGAGGCTCTTTATCAGGAGAATTTCCCTCAACGTGCTGAGAAAGAGAAATTTAATCAGGTAGAAGCGCAGCTCAAGCAAAATAAGGAAATGGCAACCAAGGTAGAGCAAGCGACCGTAGAGAACAAGGAAAACCTTTATGCGGTTTCAACTATTACTGAAGTCTTGAGTGCCGTGGTAGTATCTCAAAATGGTGGCATGCCTACCTTTGCCTATGTAAAGGTAGCAAATTTCATCAAGCCTCTTGTAAAGAGTACACGCTACTCAAACGGGGACATCGTTGCTATGCCGTATCCGTTTGAAACTAATGCTAAATGGCCAAAAGGCACGCAGACCATCTTTATGTTTCAAATGAGAGCAAACGAGGGGTTCACATACAAAGACCAGCCTCTTGATGAAATGCTTCAGCAAGGTGTGCTTACTGTGGTCATGCCACGGATTGAGTAAAAGGAGGTTATATGCCGATTGAAGAAGCTGAAAAAATCGCTCAAAGTCAGGTGGCTTGGGCGATTTTGTTTATCTTACTTTTCTTTATTATCATTCGATATCTCATCAAGACTTCGGACAAGCGAGAGAAGAAGATTATGGATTTGCACGAGCAATCAAAGGCCGACTCTAACAGACGAGAAGAGCGTTTGATGACTCACCTAGAAAAGACCACTACAGAATTAACTACAATTACTCATACGGTCGGTGACATTCAGAAAGAAATGGTCCGCATGAACGACCGCATGGAAGAAATCGAAAAAGGAGAATAACATGCAACAAATCAATGAAATTATCGCAAACGGTGCAGTAAGCATCCTTGTAATTTTGGCTGGAATCGCCGTTAAAGCGGTCAAGGACTACCTGGTTCAAAAAGGTGGAGAGAAAACCATCAAGATTGTTGAAATCTTAGCCAAGAACGCGGTCAATTCCGTGGAGCAGGTCGCATCCGAAACTGGCTTTAAAGGCGAGGAAAAGCTGGAGCAAGCTCGCGATAAAATCCGTGCTGAGCTTAGCAAATATAACATCAGCATGACTGACAAAGACCTCGACACATTTGTCGAGTCAGCTGTCAAGCAGATGAATGACGCATGGAAAGGAGGAGAAAATAATGAAAAAAAACGACTTATTCATCGACGTATCTAGCCACAATGGATACGATATTACAGGTATTTTGGAGGATATGGGTACACAGAATACTATTATCAAAGTTTCTGAAAGTACAAATTACCTAAACCCTTGCCTGTCTACTCAAGTTGAGCAATCCACACCAGTTGGATTCTATCATTTTGCTTGGTTTGGTGGCGACATCGAAGAAGCTGAGCGAGAGGCACACTACTTCCTTGATAATGTGCCTCAAAAAGTAAAATACTTGTGCCTCGACTACGAAGATCACGCAAGCGGAGATAAACAGGCAAATACAGATGCTTGTATTCGCTTCATGAAAATCCTCAAAGAAAATGGCTATGAGCCAATTTATTACAGCTACAAGCCATTCACGCTCAATAATATCTATTATGAGCAGATTCTTGCGAAATTCCCAAACAGCCTTTGGATTGCCGGGTATGGTTTAAACGATGGTAACGCTGACTTTGAATATTTCCCAAGTATGGACGGAATCCGTTGGTGGCAATATTCTTCAAATCCGTACGACAAAAACATTGTTTTACTAGATGACGAAGAAGCTAAACCTAAATGGAAAAAGAATGATACCGGATGGTGGTATGAATATCCTGACGGATCTTACCCAAAAGACAAATGGGAAAAGATTGATGGTATCTGGTATTGCTTCGACGAGAGAGGTTATTCAATAGCTTCTCGCTGGTTGAAGGATGATAGTAAGTGGTATTATCTCAAAGAAAATGGCGCAATGGCCATTGGTTGGGTGCTTGTGAATGGCAAATGGTACTATCTTGATGCTTCAGGAGCGATGGTCACTGGTTGGGTTCAATACAAGGACAAACTATACCATCTCAAAGAAGAAAATGGCGAAATGTCTTCAAAAGAACTTGTCAAAGTCGAAGGAGGCTGGTACTACGTCAACGAAGATGGCAGCCGTTCAGACAAACCAGCATTTGATGTATTACCTGATGGACTAATTGTTACTACAAAATAATTTTTTTAAAACAGAAAGGAAAATTTCTAAAATATTGTTCTAGTTGTAACCGCAGGCAATAGCTTGCGGTTTTTTTGTTTGCTCTGGAAAGGTTGGATTTAAAATCCAAGCTATTTCTCTGAAAGTAATTTCAGAATAAAAAAGTAATGATTTTTTCACTACTTTTTTTAATTTCTTACGAATAGATAAGTAGGAGGAAGAAAATATGAACATTTTGAAGATTGAAATTGCAAGCATAGAGCAGACAGAATTAGGCTTTGAGCATTGGGTAGATGTGACTTACACTGTTCCAATTTTGAAAAATGAATACACGGTCAAGCTGTTGCTGTTCATGGAATGCAAGATAGATGACCAGGAAGTGATTGAGTACCTGGTCAGCACTTGGAAGTATCGAGATCTCGTGCTGCATTCTGTAAGGATGTATGAGATGGAGAGAATCGACTACAAATAATACTCCGCCCCAAATTCGCCCCAAAAGTTTTTCAAAGTTATCCGTATTTATCCGAAGAAAAAAACAAAAAAGCCCGATTTTTTGGGCTTTTCATTTGGTTAATTCCTGTTAATTCAGGTACTGAAAGGCGGTAGACGGATTAAATACTATTGATTCAATGGGCTTTATTAAAGTTTCGCCCCAAATCTGCCCCAAATTCAAGCAATCAGGAATATTTCTTTGATTTTTTCAAAGTTCTTTTCTGCGAGTGCTTCCATTTGATGCGAATATACTTTCAAAGTGATATCTGGGCTTTCATGACCTAACAATTTTGATATGGTTACAATATCTACACCCTTTAAAATCAAATAAGATGCGTAAGTGTGACGCAGGCTGTGATTTCTTACTGGTCGGCCAACTAGCTTTTTTATCAGCTTATTACAAGCCGAATTAGACACACCAAAACAAACACGGTTCTTAATATTTGCTTGCCAGTATTTCTTCTTGTACGTTTTAAGTGTTTCAATCGAGTTCTTGTCTATTGGTACTTTTCTTTTTGAAGTTTCATTTTTCAGGCCTGCAAAATCTTGCGTCTTAGAATAGTCAAATGACTTGTTTATATCTATAATTCCATTTTTCAAATCTATGTCGCTCCAAGTTAGCCCTAGAGCCTCAGAGAAGCGCATACCAGTGACTGAAAGTAGATAGAGGGTAAAATAGGACACGTACTGTATATTCGATCGTGTGGACGAAATTAGAGCCTTATATTCGTTCTCTTCCAAGAAGTCGTTATCCTCTGACCTGGTTTCGATTTGTGATTTTACTTTTGCATCTTCAGCAAAGTTGTAGTTTATCACTTGCTCCCTGACTGCGACTTTCAGAGCGCCCTTGATTTGATAATGGAATTTCTCAAGGGTTTCTTGAGCGTATTTCTCGCCAAACTCATTGAGCCGTTTTTGATAATAAAGGGGCGTTATGTCCTTTACTTTCAAATCTCCAAAGTACGTTTTGATATGCTTTAAGTTTTTGGTGTATGTGTCCCAGGTTTTATCCTTGACGTGTGGGCGCTTGTATACATCTGACCAGGTCTTTACAAAATCATAAAGCGTGACATCTTTGTCAGTCAAGATATTCTCGGATAGGTTATCCTCTATCTCCCTTGCTGCAGCTTGAGCCAGTTTCTTGGTTTTAAACCCGCTTTTTGATTTCTGCTTATACTTGCCGTCTGTATCCTTGTAAGATATGCGATACTCCCAACCGTTATCTCTTTTTCTAAAATATGCCATTTGCTTTTCACCTCATTTCTTGATAAAATGGGTATGGTAAAACGGGCCATTTAATGCCTTTTACTATACAGGATCTCCTCACGCTCAGACTCGCCAAAGTTTGAGAGCGTGGGGGTTTTTTTATTCAAATCCTTTGAAGCTATCTAAAATCTTATCTTTTGAGTCAGTTGGGTTAACAATCATAACAACGAAATTACCGTAAATTGTAACAGGCTGATCAAGTAGTTTTTTATCTTTCTTGATTGTCGCAAAGTATGGATTTTTTTCCTCGTACTGATATACTTCTACTGAGCTTCCATCTGGTAAAACGAATCCTTTGCCATCTTTTGCTTGTACTAGCGAAGATGATTTTTCTTGTTCTCGTTCAATAGTAAAACCATTATCTTCTAGCGCCTTCTTGAAGTCATCTAAACTAGTTGCTTTTTTAGAAGCAGGCTTTTCACTTGACTTTGTTTCTTTAGTCTCAGATTGTTCCGTTTTTGGTTGGTCCGAGCTATCTTTAGTAGCCGATTGATTACTAGAGCAAGCTGCGAGAGTAAAAGTAGCAGTAAGTAATACAGCTGATGTGATTAGTAGTTTTTTCATGGATACTCTCCTTTAATTTTTATTTCTCTCTATACAAATCCACGACTTCGCCGATAATTCGGAAGTCTGTCTCTGGTGTGATTGGCATATCTTTGTAGGCTGGATTTAGGCTATGTAAGTAGGCTTGGCCTTCATCAATAACAAGCTGCTTGATATAAGCATCACCGTTATAGTTGAAAACTCCGATAACTCCGTCGTTCAACTCTACACTCGTCTGAATGAATACCAGGTCACCATCTTGATAGTCAGGCTCCATAGAGTCCCCTTTGATTGGGATAACAAAGTCAGCATCTACATCTACTGGCAACTCAATCCGTTCCACTCGTACATCGTTCAAATACTGTCCTGTACCTGCAGAAGCTGGGTGGTCGTAGTAGTCGTAGCTATAGAGCTGAATAACTTCCGATACTTCGTTTTTATTCGTTTCTTCTTCGTTCCTCTGCTCTTTCAGTTGCCTCTCTGCATAGTTCAAGACCTTGTCTTGTCTTTTTGGAGTCAGTTCGTTATATATTTCTTGAATTATAGATATGTTGGTAGATGAATCTTTTTTTATTTGTGGAAAAAGGTCATCAATCGAAATCCCGAAAGCATTGGCTAAATCAAACATAGTGTCTTTCTTCGGAGACCTGATGCCTTTTTCATAATTTCCAATAGCATTCTTACTGATCCCGATTTTAGAACCAAGTTCTTGTTGAGTCCAACCATTTTCAAGTCTGTATTGTTTTATTTTTTCACCAATAACAATAGCAATTTGTTCTTTATCCATGACCGCCTCTCCTTCCTATTTTCTATAAGAAGATTATAGCACAAAAACCCACGAAAGGAAAACTTTTTGTGTTTTTTCGCAAAAAAAGTATTGACAGACCACGAAACGTGTGCTATAATTAAATCAAGCTTAAGGAAATAACAAAAACAAAGCGGAGGGAAACACAATGAATAAAGGACTTACAACACAAGAACAAATCGCACTAGCAAAAGAAATCTTACAAGTTAAGAACCGCAGAGAACGCTCGTTGAAACTTGGAGAAATCCTAGATCGTGAAAAGCTATCGTCAGATGATATGTACGAATTGTATAACACACTATTGACAGCAATCAGAGTGTACGGCGACGTTATCGGATTCGATGATAAAGATTTTCAAGAAATGACTCTTACAATCTTAGTTCTTGAAAAGGTTGAAGAGGCTAAACAAGCTAGGGTAGCGTAGAGAGGCGCGATTCCTCTCCTAGCTGTTGCTCATAGAGCGAAAAAAAGAGAAAGGAGTAGGAGGGATGAAATGATTCACCATTATATAACTCATTATGCAAGTAACGGGAAAGATTACGCTGAAGCATGGATTCAAATAAACATTTTTGGAATGTGCTTTTGTTTATGGAAAAAGCGTACAACCATTGAACGATTGTACGCAAACGAAGATTAGACTTTCTTCCAGCCGTTGCCTTTAGCTGATGTCGGAGGTAGCCGATCACCTTTTCCAATTGTCGCAGTATGACCATTAGTGACTTTTCCGCCACGAGGTCCCACCTCTATATAGTGACCGGGTTTCTGATTGTCTGTTCCAGGTTTTATTGGAGTTTTTGACATAAGGCTGCTCCTTTCTATTTAATTTTTTGACTAAAACGGTGAGAGGTCCTAGTCAAAGTTATTATAGCAAATTAGGAGAAAATTACCTCAGCCTTGAGACTGATATAGGAGGTTGAATGGAATATAAAATCATTGAACTTGCTGATTACTTCATCAGAGAAAATACAACGTACAGAGAAGCTAAAATAGCGTGTGAGAAGCTATTAAGACAAGTCAGTCATGAGATTGAACTCAGGGCGCTGGAAAGTGAGACGAGGGCAAATGACAACTAACAGAACTGTGTCAGTAAAAACATCAGATCATGATGTACTATTGACGGCGAGAAAAAACCACCCTACTGTATTCGTCGATGGGATGTTTCTCGACGGAGTAGAGAGAGTGGAATTTATCAATCACTTTGAAAACAAAGATTGCGAAGTGTTATTAACTTTTAACGATAGGATAGAAAACAATCCGTTTCCATTAGACGAAGTTAGTCTATTAGAAAAGTTATTTGGTCAGGCTTCAAACGGGCAATCCTTACGGGATATTGTCTTGCGAACTCTTGAAGATGGAAATTAGTATCTAGGCCATCAAAGAACGACACATGTATACTGAAGCTTTCTTTCCCATCTTTCTTGGCTCTTTCGTATTCTTTGCCAAGGATAATCAGAGAAGCTTCTAATTGATAATCATTCATAGTATCACCTCCTTTCTGACTAAATTATAGCAGAATTGCGAGGAACAAATAGAAAAATAAGGAGGTAGGAACGTGCAAATTTATCTTTATCAATTACGAAAAGAAAAAGGTATCTCACAGAAAGAGTTAGCGCAAAAACTCGGGATTTCTGAAACGGCATACCGACAGAAAGAAAAAGGACAAAGTTCTTTTAGATCTGACGAAATGTTTATTATCGCTGATATTTTTGGGAAAGATATTGGCGAAATTTTTTCGGATCCAAGACCACGAAACGTGGTTGTATAGAAAGGAGAAAGAATGATTGAAAATAAGCGAAGTAAAGAACAACGCTTTCTATCAGTTTCCGCAGTGGTTACTGGATGAAGAATACAAGAATTTGAGTCTGAGGGCGAAAGTTATGTACATGCTGATTTTTGATAGACGTACATTGTCTATTCAAAATAAATGGCATGACAAAAACGGAGATGTCTTTATCTACTTTACAAACCAGCAGTTCATGGAATTGCTTAATTGCAATGAAAAAACTGTAATTAAAGCAAAGAAAGAATTGCAAGACTTTGGATTGATTAAAGAAGAAAGGCAAGGGGTTAATAAACCTAATCGTCTATATATTTCTGGAGCTGTAAAAAATACAGGTCAAGAACTGGAAAAAATACAGTATGGAGCTGTAAAAAATACAGGTCAAGAACTGGAAAAAATACAGTCAATCAAGACTGATAATATCAAGACTAATATATCAAGACTGAGTGAACCAGAGGGGGCTGGTGGTAATTATTTATATAGTATAGAGGACGCACATGCAGAAAACGACTTGGGAATTGTTCACGATTGGATTTTTTCAGAGTTCGGACGATACCCGACACCGTTTGAAATCGAGGATTTGAAGGCATTCTTACAAGACCATAGCAAAGAGGTTATCAAGTTAGCCATCAAGGAATGTGTTGGGAATGGTAAGCCTTATTTCAAGTATCTTGAGAGTATCTTGAGAGACTGGAAGCAGAAAGGGCTGGTAACGGCTGAGTTAGTCGAGAATAGGCAGAAGCCTGCTCGGTCAAGCAATAAGTCAAACGGTCGCTTGAAATTGTCAGATGATGGATTTGATCCACGGCTTGGATTTTAGGGGGTGCGCATGCAAGTAGTATCAAGCAAAGAATTGCAAGAAAGAGCCTTGCAGATCGAGACATTGAAACAGCAGTGCCCAAAACATGAAGGGATCTATATGTGGCAGTCAGTCAATCCTTGCACTCGTAATACGCTGACCTATTGTCCTGAATGCGTTCAAGAGAGCATCAATCAGAATGCAAGCGAGCAGTTAGCTATTGCTGAAGCTCAAATCAGAGATACAAGGTCCTACTCTCTCTTTGCGAAAGAGAGCATCATCCCAAGCGATTTGAAAAATGCGACGGTTGGGAATTTTGAAATTCATACAGACCAGGACGCTGAAGCAGTCAATTTCGCTAAGCGTGTTACTGCTGACTATGTGAAAGAACGTTACGAAGGAAATACGATTATCTCTGGACCGCCTGGAGTTGGCAAGAGCCATCTGGCCGTCGGGATAGCTAAGACCTTAAACGAGAGCTTTCAAATGCTTCAAGTACGCAAGTCGGTCGTGTATATGCCATCGATGGAATTATTCTCTCGGATGCAAGAGGCCTTTCAGTATAAGGACTCAAAATGGGAGCAACGCTCAGTTGTGAAGTTCTTGCAAAGTGTTGATTTCCTGATTTTGGATGATCTCGGCAAAGAGTCAAGCGTTGGGAATGAAATTCGACAAGGCAATAACTGGATGCAAAAAATCCTGTATCAAATTCTTGAGAACAGGACGAATACAATTATCACAACTAATTTTGAGGGCAAGCACCTCAAAGAACTTTACGAGCAGAGTCTCGTTGACAGAATAACGAAAGGAAACATGAAAACAAATGCCTTTAAGTTCAGCAAAGACACAGCTTCGAGACGCTCCTTGTCAGCAAGTGACTACTAAGGAACGTAAACGGACCATTGAGCAGTTTGAGAGCCGATTTTACGGACTATCAACCTTGCTTAAAGAGAGATTGCTGATTACGACAGACGAGCGGTTCACAAATAAGATGAACGAGCTGACGTATTATGCAACAAATGGAAGTGTCTACACAACCTAAAAATAAAAGCACCTGACGGCAATCAGGCGCTCAATAAAATTAATCAAGGAAATTATAACATGAACGATTTAATGATGCAACTATTAGACCAGTTCGAGGCTGGTTTGATGGATAGAACACTAAAAGTCATGACTATCATCACGGACGATAAAAAGCGCTATCCGATGGAGCTGAACAAGTCACAATGTTCTGAAATGTTGTTAGGAACCAAGGACACGACGACATTTGACGAGCGCTTCAATAGACACGAAGATTTTCCACGAATTGAGGGCAAGCGTGAGAAATATCCAAGGGATGCCGTCATTGAATGGTATCACGAAAACTGGCAGAAAACAGCTATATAAATTAAAAGGAGAAAATATGAAACTATTTACTAAAATCAAACTCAGACTTGAAGGAGTTATAAAATCGGTCAACCTTGACTGGAGAGCAGTCGCAGTCGAGCTTAATGAGGACCTTCTCAAAGAGCGCAAACGTCGCTTTGCTTGCGAGCAAGAAAACTACGATTTGAAGCAGGAGCTTGCTGCTTACAAGTACAAAGAAAATTTTGACATTAAGGCTAGACTGCAAGGAGAAATGTAGATGTACATTATATCAATCCATGTCAAAAATGCTGAAACTGGAAACGAGGATTTCAGTTTGATTGGAAGAGACTTTTTGCCAATTGGCAAGCAAGATTATTCGGCTACTGTTTTCGAGACTAAGGAAGAAGCTATTGCTTATTTGAAATCAGCTTCATACGAAGCTGCGGGAGTTTATGGAAATGACTGGGAATTTCAAGACAAGACTTCTTCTGGAGTGGAATCCCGCTGTCGAATTTGGAAAGTTGGAGAATAAATAAAAAAGGAGAACAATATGTTTAAAGCACTAAAAACAATCAAAAAAATCAAACAACTTCAGAAAGAAATGCATGCTTTCAGCCTTGCGTTTCTAGCTCTACAAGATATGGGCTTGATGCCAGAGACTGAAAGAAGTAAGGCAAAGGCTCAAACAATGCACGATGTAAGCCACGTACTCAAGGACGTCCTGGACGGCAAGTCGGTAGATGAAGCGATGAAGCGTCTAAATAGCGAAGTGAAAATTGAAGAGGTGGAGCAGGATGATGACAGTTTCAGAGATTGAAAATAAGCTCTATCCATGCGTGACAGTGAATGAACGCAAGCGCCTTGATTGGTACAAAGAACATGATGTGAAGAAGTATCTGAAGGAGATTGCGAAGCTCTGGAGAAAGTATGAGGACCAGTTAGATGGACGGATTATTTAACTACGACAGAGACACGATGCAACCGCCTGAACCACGAGAAGAACTCGACCCAAGCCAGTTCGTATATATTGGATGCGGTCAGTATCGATATGTAGGTGACGAAATTTAAAAACAGAAGGGAGCACACATGATCAGCAGAGAAATGAACGAAACTGAGACAGAGGTCTTGAATTTGATTATTAACCGAGCCAGTTTTGAAGAGCCTATCACGGCATTGGATATCCGAAAAGAAACAGGCTTATCAAAGCGTATGCTTGAACAGGTAATCGAAAGCCTAAGGGTAAACTTCAGACATCCGATTGTGGCTAAGAAGTTTAAACCAAACGGCTACTATCTTCCTCGAAATGAAGAAGAAAGGCAGGCAGGTCTAGCACCTTATCGACGGCAGATTTTGACCGAGCAGAAAAACTTGTCCATCGTCATGGCCGTGGATTTAGATAAGTATTGGAAGTTAGAGCATGATTGAAGAACTACAAGCAGAAATCAGGCAGTGGCGTTCTGACTATATCCATCTTGGCCGAGAACTTGGGAAAATCATCAACGAACAACAAGACATAATTTTGAAATTGCAAAACGAAAACAGACGTATAAAACGTGAAAATTGGAATCTTAAGAAGACGAAAGGAAGAAGAAAATGACAAACGAACTAGCGCAAACAAAAGGAGCATATTTAACAGATTTACAGAAACTTGACGGAGCAACTTTGAGAAATTTCGTTGACCCAAAACATCAAGCAAGCCCGCAGGAATTGCAGACATTGTTAGCTATTGTTAAAAATCGTAATTTAAACCCGTTCACAAAAGAAGTTTATTTTATTAAATATGGCAACAATCCCGCTCAAATCGTTGTTTCAAAGGATGCCTTCATGAAACGAGCTGAACAAAATCCAAATTATGACGGATTTGAAAGTGGGATCATCTACGAAGACGCAAGTGGAGAATTGCAAAACAAAAAAGGCGTTATCTTGCCAAAAAATAGCACTCTAATTGGTGGCTGGTGTGAAGTTTATCGCAAAGATAGAACTAGACCAGTATATCGTGAAGTAGAGTTGTCAGCATACAACACTGGCAAGAACTGGTGGCAGAAAGCTCCAGGGCAAATGATTGAAAAGGTCGCTATCGTTGCAGCAGTTCGTGATTCATTCTCAGAAGATGTAGGCGGACTCTACACTAGCGAGGAAATGGAGCAAGCGGCACCTATCGATATAACTCCTCAAGAAAGCCGTGAGGATGTTGTAGCACGCAAGATGACTGAGATTGAGCAATTCAACAAAGAGCAAGAGGTAAATCATGCAGATCCTGAACCTGCTCAAACTGAGGAGCCAATTCAGGGCGAACTACTAGACGGTGAACTGGAATATTAGGAGGGCGACATGCAAGAATTACAGGTAAAAGTAACACAGGCACAGGTTGAAATCATTGATCGTGAGAAATTTGAGCAGAATATCAATGAGGTTGTAACCAAGTATCAAAATTATACGGTTACAGCTGCAACTATCAAGGATGACAAGCAGACGCTTGCCGATCTACGCAAACTAGACAAGCAGGTCTCTGACGAGCGGATCAGGAATAAGAAAGTCTTATCTGAACCAGCTGACGAATTTGACAAGTATATCAAGAATGCCATCCAACCGTTAAAAGACATCATTACTAAGATTGCTAGTGATGTCAAAGAATTTGAAGAACATCAAAAGGCCGTCCGAATTGACACTGTCAAAGGCTATCTAGCCAACAAATCGGCTGAGTACATGCTGGACCCTCGTCTCTTTGATGAAAAGGCCCTTGATTATGTAAAAGCTGGCGATTTCATGGCTGACGGCGTGACGCTTAAGAAAGCCACAATGAAATCACTTGACGACATGGTTACATTTGAATTTCAGAAACAGCAAGAATTTGAAAAGGCTAAGTCAGCTATTTCAGGCCTCTGTGCTGAGTACGGCATGACTGACTCACCTTACATCCGACAGCTGAAAGACTTGACTCTTGCTGAGGTCTTTGAACAAATCAAATCTGACTATGAATTTGAAAAACAAAAGGAAGAACTCAGACAAGCTCAAGAACGAGCAGAGCGAGAAAGTCAGGAACTTTTAGCAGTCCAACAAGCCAAACAGCAGGAACAAGCTCCAAAATCAACGGAGACCCCAAATTTTGACCCAGAGACGGGCGAAATATTGGACGGTGGGCAAATCCCCCAAAATGAGCAGAACGCTCTCAGAGGGGCTGAAAATGACCAAAAACGATACACCCAAAAAATGACTTTGGAAGTGTATTTTGTAGACACATCTGAAAAAGACCGTTTCAAGGCTAGTCTTGCGGATTTAGGATTCGAGTACAAGAAGAACTACATCGTCAAAGGCTATCAACGTATTGAACCATTGACGCAAGAAGAACTGGACCAAAAAATCAAATAAATAAACTAACGTGCCGTGAACCACGAAAAAAGCGAACTAGAAAACGTCAATGAAGGTCATGTGACCTTGGACGAGCGACTGTCCGTATTTAGCCAAACTCACACAAAGGCAGTCGCATTTTTTTGAAACGACATGAATGAAATCAAAGAAAAAGCCCTGGCCAAATTGCTAGAGGAATTAAATAAACCACATGATCTTGCACTTGATCGCATTCATAACTGGATTTGTGACCAAGAAGATGAAGAGTTATTCCAGGGCATCCTAAAAGAGCGATACTCTCTGAAATGCGCTCTGAAGTATGCGAAAGAAAAAGCTCGCAAATTTGCTGAAGATGGAGTGGCTTGCATCGATGACGAGACTGTTTTTGGATGGGTTCGAGAATATTTTATCTCGAATTCAAAAGTATCCAACATCGAACAGGTACCCGTTGAGCCAGTCAAAAAGAATAAGGCAGACAAACCAAAAAATCCTCAAGAAGAAAAGGTCGACGTGGCCAAAATCAGGAAAGGCGCAAGACCAGATGATGAAATCATCAAGAAACCTAAAATCAAGAAGGAGAAAGGGGTAGTTGAAGGCCAACTGGACCTTTTTGAAGAACTAGCATGAGCAAGATTAACGAACAATGCAAGCGAGAAGCTGAAAGACGATTGAAACCACCTGCAGATTTTTGGAGATGGTGCTACTCGCAAATCACAACGTACAAATGGAGCAATAAGGACAAGACCATAATCGCTTCAGATTTGAAGCTTGGCCATTGTATCGAAAAACGACTGACAAAGTCGTCACGGCTTACTTTTTATGACAAGACCTACTTTTTCTCCATCATTCTCAGCACCTCGAAACGCATCGAGATTCAATCTTATGAATTTAGCTCGAAGCTGGTCGAAGGAAAACAATTTATTGATTGGCATTTTACGAATTTGGAGCGATTCGAAAATGACAAACATGTGAAGATTGGACAAGATTACAGCGGACAATTTTATCCGTATCTATTCGCTAATTTCTTTAGTGGTGGTTTTTACACAGGAAATATTTTTTATCCAAACAATTGGGAAAAGAGACTTCAAAAAGTATCCGAACTCAAATATTTGGAATTCGATAATATCTATTTTTGGGAAATTGAACGACTTTACAAATATAAGTTTGAAATCGAGTTTGCCCAGAAGATTCATGCTTACAGATTGGCCAACGAAATCATGTTTCCGAATTATAGAATCGGATTTACAAGAACCGTAGACATGCGGACCTTGAACCGTAGATGGCTTCAGAAGAATAAACAATTTTTCAAGAATTCAAATCGCAGCTTTAACGAATTTGAGTTGAGCCGTCGATTAAAAGAACGGAACGGCCAGCTAGTACCTGGTATCGAGTCTTATCTGACTTACCACGATATCAAGCACATACCGAAAGGTGTAGGGATCAATAAGTTCCAAAATTGGATTATCAAGAATAGCATTGAGTTCAATGAATATCTTGATTACCTCAAAATGCTACGAGAAATGGGCATTGAGCCTGAAGGTGATGCTATGCTTGTGCCAAAGGATTTTACGGCCATGCACAATCACACGGTCGGATTATACAATCAATTCGTTGAAGAAAAACGCAAAATGGAAGACAAGAAGAAACGTAAGCAGCTTGAATCTGAGTTTAAACTTAAAAAAGGAATGGATAGAACCATCCACGGTTACGCATTCCATGTCCCTAGAAAAGTGGCCGAGCTGATCTATGAGGGCAAGAAGCTACATCACTGCGTAAGCTCATACACAGACAAGCATTTCAAAGGCGATACTTTGATAGTGTTTGTACGCTTATCAAATCAACCAAAAACACCTCTTTACACACTCGAAGTAAAGCAGGGTAAAATAGTCCAGTTTCGTGGCAAGTATAACCAAGACGTCCCAACCGATGTCTGGGACATAGCCAAAGAATGGATGAAGCAAACAAAATTAGTGCCAAAAGCAGCATAAAGGAGAAAAATAAATGCTAAATAAAATCGACATACCAGGAACAACTATCACACTCGAAATCGTAGATAAGACCATCACAATTACAAACAAAATTGAATATGATATGCAGATGCATTTCAGAAATACGGACGCAGACGCTTCTCTTGATACGAACGGTGATGTGTTCGAGCCTCTTTATTGGCTAGACATCAGGGTAACACCGAAAACGCCAACAGAGTATCATACGAGCCTTGGAGTCAAGAGGGAGAAACGCCATTTGGCCGAACTTCAGAAGTTCTTCGAGTTCATCGAGAACAACAAGCGGAATCTCTTTGACCTCTGTGGAATCAAGGGAGAACTACAATGAAAAATCTGACCTTATCGTTAGACATTTCAACCACTGCGACAGGTTGGGCCGTATTTCACGGCTCTAACCTCGTCCAGAGTGGTGTCTTAAAACATAAAAGCAAGTCGTTCTTTGAACGTGGACGCTTCATGGCTAGCGAATTGCGAGCCATTCAATCGAGAGCGCTCCAGAAGTACGACTGTCATTTTGAATCGATTGTGGTCGAGAAGAACTCGGTCATGGGGCCAAATCAGCAGTCCATGATCAGTATTGGAATTGTGACAGGAATTATCCTTGGACGGTTGATTGCTGACAACGTGTATTTTGTCAACGTGTCGACCTGGCGCAAGTATTGGAAGTTCAGCTACAAAGACCGTAGCAAGAAATCAATGAAGCTGCAGGCGGTTGCTAAAGTGTCCGAGAGCTTCGACCTGAACGTTAAAGACGACGAGGCTGATGCTATTCTCATTGGTTCGTACTTTGTCAACTATGGCCAGGAATTCGGAGACCTGGAAAACCACAAGGTAAGTTAAAGGAGCAGGAAGAATGAAGAAACAAGAATTAATTAAACATATCGAGGATTTGCCTTACAAAGAGGGTCCTATTGTCGATAAAATTGACATAAGCAGAAAAGGGCTTTTGGAACTAGTGAAACAACTAGACGAACCACAGAAACCAGTAGTACCGCAATTTGTTGCAGATTGGTACGAAAAACACAAATATGCCCTAGAATTTAATATTTTTGATTATGTATATAGGTTTGAACAAAAGGCAAAAAATGATTTTAAGGATTGGTTTGATGACATAAACACTAAAGCAATCCAAATCCTTGTAAATATGCATCAATTCGGCTACGAGGTCGAGAAAGAGAAAAAATACAAAATTACACTTCTAAACCGAAACGACGGGGACTTATATCTCGTCAACCAAAATGCTGACTTAGCAAATAAATACGGACATTTTTCTCCTGTAGTGCTTCTTTTTACAAAATGCACTAATTTTTCAAAAAAGTGCTACGAACTTACGAAGAAAGATGTAGTTTCGTATGATTTCGGCTGGGTATTCGATTGCCCAGGGGTACAGATTGAGGAGGTGAAAGATGAGTGACTTTCTAAAATGTATCGGAGGGGTAACGTTGATTTTATCAACAGTTGCAGTCGTTTTCCTTGCTGTTTGTGGACTTATTGAATGGTATTTTACATGGGTGTTTTCAATTTTCCCGATCAAACCTTATTTAATCCCAGTTCTGTTAGTACATTCTTTTCTTTTTGGAGGGTTGGTATTACTTATAGGAAGTTTAGTTGAACTAATCGGCAAAAGGAAATCTAAAAGATAAAATATAGGAGGTCACAAATTGAAACGAAAAAGTATATCTAAAGCCATGAGACAAAAAGTCTTAGATAAGTATGGTGGTCACTGTGCTTATTGTGGAAAGGTTTTGGACCTAAAAACTTTGAGAGTGGATCATTTGCATCCTCACTATCGAGGCGGAGAGGATAGTTTTGAAAACTATATGCCTGCTTGCTATCAATGCAATTTCTACAAATCTACTTTTCTGTTAGATGAATTCAGGGAGCAGATGTCTACCTTGCACGAAAGAATCACCAAGCCATTCATAGCAAGGCTTGGGTTAGATTATGGAATCATTAAAATTGAACCCTTCAACGGAAAATTTTATTTTGAGGAGGTGGAGTGATGGAATTTTTACTAACAAGCACAAGCGGGGGAGTTGAAAATAAAATTCCTAACACCACAATTAAAAAATACACAAAAAGAGAAGTTAGAACCTGTTCGACATTTGAAGAATTTGATAAGCGATTTTCTAGGAGAGAAGGCACTTGGCTTTCTAAAGGAGTTAATCATAAAACATCTAAAGGTCGAATACAAAGAGAATTCCCGAACGGGGCAGAGGGGCATTTTATCGAAATCAATTCGATAGAGGAGTTACTAGAATTTCAGAGAGAAGTGAGAAGCGAGCTGGTAATTACTTCTGCAATTGATAATGAGTCAATTCCAGCTATTGAAATTTATAACGATTATAGGGAGTAAACATGAAACGATTTATAGTGTTATGGATTGTATTATCCGCTGGGTTGAACATCTGGCAATGTATCCACATTAAGAACCTAGAACAAAAGCGCCCAATTATCGTCTATAAAGCTGATAATCAAGGCGCAGAAATTAAAGGTAGAGTCGTCCACAAGGAGAAAATTGGTGAACTCTACACGACCACGATACAGAACTACGGCATTTTCGTAATTACGAAAGAAGTCTATGACAAGGTGAAAGTTGGGGATGAGGTGAGATTATGAAACTCAAATTTAGAGCGTGGATGAAACAATTTAAAAAAATGGATAATGATATTGGTGAAATGCATTTTGAAGATGGTGAGTTTAAATATATTGGAGATGATGTTCATTATAAACGACTTCCAGAAGATATTATCCTCATGCAATCCACAGGATTGTTTGACAAAAACGGCAAGGAAATCTTTGATGGGGATCTAATCATAACAAATGCTTACGCTTGTATCGTGTGCTTTGGTGAATATACTTACTTTGAAGATGAAGATACACAAACAACAGCAATCGGATTTTACTTATCATTTCTGAATGTCACTCCAGCAACTTATGCACCGTTTGAAAAATGTTATTGGGATAATTGTGAAGTGATAGGAAATATTCATGAAAATGAATTGGATTTGATTATGTACGAGTCTTGGAAATTCAATAAGGAGCTTGAAGATGAAACCTTGTAAGTATCCATATTCAGGAAAAATAAAAAAGCAAGAAAAGCCTTCTGATGTGACTTTACCCGATTTAGTCGTTTTACCTAACGTTTCTTTTAGAAAAGAACTAATCAAACATGTCTACACGGTCACTAGATATCATGATGGCTGTACAATCATTTATTTCAGAATCCCAAAAATTTTTGGAGCATACGAGGAGCAAAAAGCTAAAGTAAATCTTAGTTACGAGGAAACTCTCAAGATACTCAATAGCTACTAAAACAAAAAAGCCAAGACACTCTCTGTCTCAGCTATAATCTCAATAATATTATTATATCACAAAAGGAGATAGAGAGTGAAGGCTAAAGAGCTCTTGAAAGAATTACAAGACCTTGACATGGATATCCAGAGTCGTATCGACGAAATCAAAGAACTTGAGGCTGGTTTGCTCTCAAGTCCTAAGTGGACAGACGTCAAAGTCCAAGGTGGTCAAGCTAGAAAAGTTGATGATATCTATACTCAGCTGGTAGTAATGAAAGAGGCTATAGAACAGGATACCAAGGAAGTTATTAACAGGAAACTTGAATTAGGTAGAATGATTAACAGGCTTAAAAATCCAAAGAGCAGATCTATTCTCAGGATGACTTACATTACTAAGACCTACATTGAGGATATTTGCGACAATTTGAGAATTAGTAAGGCAACTTATTACAGATTACGCAAACAGGCTGAGTCTGAATTAGAGGAGACTATCATAGACAAAGTGAGCTAAAGTGAGTGCGCATGAAGTCTAAAATCTGTTAAAATGGTAGTATCAAGAAATAAGGGTAAGGCAGTAAGCCTTCCCTGACATGGAGAGTTGGCAGAGTCAGGTTGAATGCGCCCGTTTGCTAGACGGGTGGTCGCCTATGTGCGGTCCGTGGGTTCAAATCCCACACTCTCCTTTGAGTGTTTGTGTCCCAGAATGAGTTAAATATTCCGGGAGGGGGTTCATATATCACTCATTAACTTAAAAATGGTCGGCAGTAGCGACTGGACCTCGCATGATTGCGTAGCTAATTATATTCCGGATAAGTTATAAGCTAGAGGGTTTGATTCCCTCAGAGGTTTTATAGACTACAAAAAATAAAAAAGGAAAACTTTCAAATTGATTACTAATTAACACGCAAGTCTGTAGTCTGCTTGCACCAAGTCACTCTTTGAGTGGCTTTTTATTTTGTCGGAAAGGAGGTAGTCCGGTGAGTGGATAAATTAACCCCAAAACAAGAGCTATTTGTCCAAGGGATAATCTCCGGACTATCTCAAAGACAAGCATATAGACAGGCGTTTCCAAACTCTAAAAAATGGAAAGATAGCGCTGTTGACAGCAATGCTTCTGTCTTACTTCAAAATACTAAGGTTTTACAAAGGTATCGTGAGTTGCTCAAACAGTTCTCGAACATGTCTCTATGGTCCAGAGAACAGGCTTTTAATGAGTATGAATGGCTTAAAAACAAGGCTAGAGCAAGTATCGAGAATGAAGGTATTAGACAAGCTAATTCAAACGCCTTTCTTTCTGCTTTGGACGGCATGAATAATATGGCTTGGAAAGACTTTGAGTTGACAGATGAGAAAATCAGACAAGAGATTGAATTGCTCAAAATCAAGATTGAGAGAAATCAAGACTCTAAGTCCGATACTACTCTCATGGAAGCTCTCTTAAATGCGGTAAAAGGTGGTGATGAGGTTGAAGATTGATTTTTCAAACAAACAACTCAACATCATTCGTAGACCGTTCAACTATGAGCTTGAGGTCAACGAGGGCACGCCTCGAAGCGGCAAGACAACCGCTGGTCATTTCAGATACGCAAGATATTTGATTGAGTCGCCAGACGAAAACCATTTGATAGCTGCATACAATCAAGAGCAAGCCTACCGCCTTTTCATTGACGGAGACGGTACAGGTCTAATGCACATCTTCGACGGCAATTGTAAAATCAAGCATGATGAGCACGGAGACCACCTCTTAATCGATACACCCAACGGCACTAAACGTGTTTATTATAAAGGGGGCGGTAAAGCCAACAGTGTAGGTGCTATCACTGGTATGTCTCTAGGCTCGGTAGTCTTTTGTGAAATCAATCTACTGAATATGGATTTTATCCAGGAAGCATTTAGACGGACGTGGGCTGCTAAACTACGCTATCATCTAGCTGACCTGAACCCTCCAGCACCTCAACATCCAGTTATTAAGGATGTATTTGAAGTTCAGAACACCCGCTGGACACATTGGACTATGGATGACAATCCGATTCTTTCTGAAGAGCGCAAGCGGTCTATTATTCAATCGCTGAAGAAGAATCCTTATCTCTACAAACGGGACGTGCTCGGTCAGAGGGTCATGCCTCAAGGTGTCATATATGGCCTATTTGACCTCGAAAAGAACATCAAGGATAGTTTGCTAGGCGAACCCGTTGAAATGTATTTTACAGGCGATGGTGGACAATCTGACGCTACCTCGATGGCTTGTAACATCGTTACTAAGCATAGAGAGGGCAACAAGACTTTCTTCAGACTCAATCGTGTAGCTCACTACTACCATAGCGGAGCCGAGACTGGCCAAGTCAAGGCTATGTCTACCTATGCTGTCGAGCTTCGAGCATTTATTCAGTGGTGTGTTAGTAAGTACCAAATGCGCTATACTGATGTCTGGATTGACCCAGCGTGTAGATCCTTGCGAGAGGAATTGCACAAGTTAGGCATACGGACAAGAGGAGCCTTGAATAATGCCCATGATGTTAGCAGTAAAGCTAAGGGCATCGAGGTTGGGATTGAACGCGGCCAGAATATCATTTCGTCAGGTCAGTTCCTACTTATCAATCATTCAGAAGAAGAGTATGATCATTATCACTTTTTGAAAGAGATTGGCCTTTACAGTCGAGACGACAACGGACGACCGATTGATAAAGATAACCACGCAATGGATGAATTTAGATATAGTGTGAACGTATTTTATAAGCGTTACGCTAATTTTTAGCAACAAGGAGCCGATAAATGGGCATTATTCAATTTGTCAAAAATCTATTGAAGAGAGGACAGTATGCAATGACGACAGAAAGTCTAGCAAGTATCACAGACCATCCTAAAATCGCAGTGACAAGCGCAGAGTATCGTCGGATCAACGAGAACCTAAGATACTATCAGAGCAACATCGAGAAGATAACATACACGAATTCGGACGGTATCAAGAAACAAAGAGAAGCGACTCATTTGCCAATCGCTCGGACCGCTGCCAAAAAGATTGCCAGTCTGGTCTTTAACGAGCAGGCTTCGATTAAATTGGACGATAAAGAAGCAAATACATTCATTCAAGAAACATTGAAGAATGACCGCTTCAATAAGAATTTTGAACGCTATCTTGAGAGTTGTTTAGCCCTGGGCGGTCTTGCTATGAGGCCTTATGTGGATAATGGACGAGTGAGAGTGTCATTCATTCAAGCGCCAGTTTTTTTACCACTTCAATCTAACACGCAGGATATTTCAAGCGCTGCTATCGTGACTAAAACGATTAAAGCTTCAGGTCAGAAGAACATCTACTACACCTTGATTGAGTTTCACGAATGGGCGAAAGATGGGAAATACATCATTTCAAACGAGCTATACAGGTCTGAAAGCTCTGAACAAGTAGGTGGACGTGTGCCTCTAGCTGAAGTCTACGAGGATCTAGAAGAACAAGTTGAACTTGACGGTCTAACTAGACCACTTTTTTCTTACTTGAAACCTCCTGGGATGAACAACAAGGACATCAATTCGCCTCTTGGTTTATCAATCTTCGATAATGCCAAGAGTACGATTGATTTCATCAATACCACTTATGATGAGTTCAAGTGGGAAGTCAAGATGGGCCAACGTCGAGTGGCCGTTCCCGAAAATCTGACAGAAACTAGAATGGTTAATCAGGACGGAGATGTCCAGCTTGTCAAGCGCTTTGATACTGAACAGAATGTCTACTTACGCTTATCTACTAACGACATGGATGGCGGAAGCATCACAGACCTGACGACAGCAATTCGAGCAGATGATTACATCAAGACCATCAACGAAGGCCTAGCGCTATTTGAAATGCTTTTAGGTGTATCAGCTGGAATGTTTACATTTGATGGGCAGAGCTTGAAGACTGCGACAGAGGTCGTTTCTGAAAACTCGGATACCTATCAGATGAGAAACAGTATTGTCAGCCTTGTCGAGCAATCCTTGAAAGAGTTGATTATCTCAATTTGCGAGCTTGGTAGTCTTTATGGATTGTATAGCGGTCCAATTCCTCAAATGGAGAAGATTGCAATCAATCTGGACGACGGAGTCTTTACTGACAAGAACAACGAGCTTGATTATTGGACTAAGGCTTTGGCCAGTGGCATTGTCAGCAAGGCTCACGCTATCCAGAAGGCTTTCAATATGTCAGAGGCCGATGCTAAGAAGATGATTCAGGCGATTAATCAGGAAACGATGGACACAGCCAACAGTCAGCGAACGCAAGAGGATATTGATATTTACGGAGAGTGATTAGATGCCAAAGAAGAGACCACCGATACAGTTCAATGACGAGCAACTGCTGCTTCAAGCAAGCAATGTCGCAGACATCTATCATCAGCTAGCCTTGGATTTATTTGATAACGTGGTCGAACGTGTGACTGAGCGTGGCACGGTCTATCTTGAGAAGCAACCGTATATCTGGCAACTTGAGAAGATGCAACAGATGCACATGCTGAACGAGGAGAACCTGAAGCTAATCTCTAAATACTCTGGAGTCGCTGAAGAGCAATTACGTCACATTGTCGAGAATGAAGGCCTGAAGCTATACACAGACACGAAGCAACAACTCATGGAAGATTTAGGCCATGGATCCGCAGGAAATAACAATCACATTCAAGAAATCCTTGCAGACTATGCAAGTCAAGCCGTCGGAGATATCCATAACTTAATCAACACAACACTTCCTAAGGCTGTCATAGGCGCTTATCAAGGTATTGTGGAGCAATCTGTTGCTAGAGTTGTTACTGGCCTGTCTACGGCTGATAAGGCTATCTCTGACACGGTCATGAAGTGGCAAGAGAAAGGTTTTCAAGGTTTCAAGGACAGCGCTGGGCGTAACTGGAAAATTGACAATTATGCTCGGACAGTTATCAAGACGACAACCTATCGAACTTATCGAGAAATGCGAACGAGACCGGCTGAAGAGCTGGGAATTGATACCTTTTATTTTTCAAAAAAGGCGTCAGCTCGCAAGTCGTGTGCGCCTTTGCAACATGAGATAGTGACGACTGGCCGGGCTAGAGTTGAACACGGCGAGAAGATTTTAGCTTTGTCAGATTATGGTTACGGTCGGCCTGAAGGGTGCCTTGGTATTAACTGCGGCCACATGCTAACTCCGTTCATCCCAGGAGCGAACTACAAGCCTGATTTAGGCGAGGACGTGGCAGAGGTTACGCCAGAGAAAGCGGAAGAAAATGCCAACGCAGAAGCTAAGCAGAGAGCCCTAGAACGGTCTATCAGAGCGAATAATGAGAAGCTCCACGTCGCTGAGAAACTGGGCAATAAAGAACTGATAGACAAGTACAAGAGTAAGATAGGCACCCAAAACGCTGCTTTGAAAGACTACATTGATAAGCACCCATTTCTGAAACGGGATGAGGAAAGAGAAAAATACTATGATGACCCTTATACCAAAGCTAAGAAAGAGGCCAAGGTCAGAAAAGAACTTGAAAAGCTGGAAAAACACAGAGCAGAACAAAAAGAAATGCGGGAACGTTTCACAAACGCTGTAAAAGATGGTATAATTAAGACAGAAATCAATGAGCAAAAACAAGCGGCCCACATCAAAGGTACTGACGAATGGTACAAGAGGCTTGAGGATGACTTAGCAAAAGGCAAGGAATTTGAACCAAGCTATTTGACAATATCAATGGATGATGCTGCTAAGCTCATTAAACGTTACGCAGGTACTGGGAAATTCCGTTATTCCGATAAAGATGGCTATATTCCTAAGAAAGAAATTATCAAACACGACAGTAAGGTTGGCGTGTATATTGACCAGTCCACAGGAGAGGCGTTCGAGACTGATAGCTTTAGAATACATTACAGAAAAACGGGGGCACACATTGTGCCGACATTGGAAAGGAAGAAATCAAAATGAGACTCTGGGAATTCAACCGCACAGACGTAGTGATCACGCTAAAAAATAGCGTGGTAGTTAGAGGATTTGTAGAGGACTATTGTGACGCCTCGGACAACGCAGAGGAGATGGACTCCTTGCTTGTAGATGTTGATGGAACTCCTAGAGAATATTTTGAGGATGAAATCCTTAGTATTTCAGTAGCATAGCGCTTAGTTTAAACTAGGCGCTTTTTTCATGCAATAAATTGCTATAAACCACTATAAACCGTGTCGGATTCGATGCGGTTTTTTGCTTGACTTTATCCGCAGTCGGTAAAGAACGGAAGATAATACCTAATTTTAGGAGGACAGAAGAATGGCAGAAGACATTCAAACACAAGCTGACCAGTCAGCCAATACTGGAGAAAATACTGAGTCACAAACTCAAGAGCAACCTATCAAGACATTCACTCAGGAAGAAGTGACTGGTCTTGTAGCTAAAGAGTCCAAGAAAGCACAAGAGAAAATCTTCAAAAGCCTAGGATTTGAGGACATCAAGAGCGCTAAAGAAGGACTCCAGCAACTCAAAGAGTGGAAGGACTCACAAAAGAGCGAGGCTGAGAAACAGTCAGAGGCGCTTGCTGCTAAAGAGAAAGAGCTAGAACTTGCTTTGTCAGACAAGAAGAACCTGGAAGCGAAACTATCAGCTCTGACTTTGGGAGTAAATGCTGAGTCTGTTGACGATGTCATCACTCTATCTGCTCGCTTAGTGACCGATGAGGTGTCTATCGAAGACGCTATTGGCCAAGTATTGCAGAAATATCCTCAGTTCGGTCGCACAGAGCAATCTGAGGAGAAGAAGCCGACATTTTCGGCCGGAGGAAATCCAACGGCTGGAACGAACCAAGAAGATGCCTTTTTAAAGGCTCTCGGACTAAATAATTGACAGGAGAATGATCAATGACAATTAACTACATCACTAAACACGAAGGCACATTTGAAAAGAAATTGATGCAAGGCGCACTCACAAGCATTTTGGAAACGCCACAAGTAAACTGGTTGGGCGCTAAGTCTTTCGAATTGCCTACAATTTCAGTTACTGGCTACAAGGCGCATACTCGCTCTAAAGGCTACAACGCTGGTACAGTATCAAACGACAAGAAAGTCTACACGCTAGGATTTGACCGTGACGTCGAGTTCTTCGTAGATGCTGCAGATGTTGACGAAACGAACCAAGAGCTTTCAGCTGCTAATGTATCTAACACATTCATCACCGAACACGCAACTCCAGAAGTCGATGCTTATCGCTTCTCTAAAATTGCTACAGAAGCTATCACAAACAGTCACTTCAAGTCTGAAGATGACCTGTCAGAAGTGAACATCTACACAAAATTGAAAGCTGCTCTTTTGCCAGTTCGTAAATATGGCGCTCAAAACATCGTTATGTATGTTTCTAGCGAGGTTATGGATTTCTTGGAACGTTCTAAAGAGTTCACACGCTCAATCGCTACTACGTCACCTCAAGGGATTGATACTCGTGTCACTTCACTTGACGGAGTTCAGCTTATTGAAGTTTGGGACGATGCACGCTTCAAGACTAAGTTTGACTTCACTGAAGGCTTTGTTAAGGCTTCGGACGGTAAAAACATTAACTTCTTGATCGTTGCTAAGCCAGCAGTAATTGCCAAGGCTAAGTTCAACTCAATCTATCTTTTCGCTCCTGGCCAACACACAGAAGGTGACGGATACTTGTATCAAAACCGTTTGTATCATGATCTTTTCGTCTTGCAATCAAAACAAGACGGGGTCTATGTTTCTCACAAATCTGCTTAATAAGGAGGTAGAAAATGCGTAAGTACGAAAAAGGAAACCAAGTCTACACCGTGCAGGAAGGCAGCTTGCTTGAAGCTCAGCTAATCGCTGATGGATTTGAAGAAGTGATTGAAGATGGCCAAATCTCAGAGATTTTGGCTACTCATTCACTTTCGGACATGACTTTGGCAGAGTTGAAAGCTCTTGCTAAAGAGCGAGGGTTTGAGGGCTATTCAAACAAGACCAAAGACGAGCTATTGGAGGTGCTAAATGGCCAAATTTAAAGCAAAATTGAACGCTTATCTAGCTAAGTCTGACCGTCATTTTGACAAAGGGCAAGAATACGAGCTAGATCAAGACGAAGCTAATCGAATCAATGGCCTGTTTAATGAGGTGATTGGTGAAGATTGCTTTGAACTCATTGAAGAGCCTAAGCAAGATCTAGTTGAGGTGGGGACATCCACCTTTTAAGGAGGTGATTAGATGGCTTACTTAACTAAAGAGGAGTTCGATAAGCTCGGATTTGAGGTTGAGGGCGACTTTGACAAGCTTTTAAAGCGTGCTGAACTCGCTATCGATGCTTACATCAGGGATTTCTATTCTCTAAACAGCTTTGATAATGACAACAAAGCTCGCAAGAAGTCAGTTAAACGTGCCACGGCTTATCAAGTAGCTTATTTAGATAGTTCTGGGATCATGACGGCAGAGGACAAGCAGTCTATTGCCAGCATGTCAGTAGGGCGGACATCTATAAGCTATCGTTCAGGTTCTCAGAATGGCTCGGGTTCGCTTTCTTTGGGTGAAAGGTATAATTTATCAAGAGATGCTGAAAACTGGCTCAGGATGGTTGGATTTGGTTCGGCGAGGGTTGATTATGATAGATAAACGAATGCTACCTAATTCTGTGACTATCAAAAAGACAATTGGTGAGGACGATTGGGGGAAAGAGGCTTACTCTGACCCTCTTTTGTTATCCCCTTGCAAATTCGATAGATCCTTTTCTCGTTCCGGAACAGGCAATCATCGTAGTGAGTCCAATTCCTCGACTGTGATTGTCTATCACAAATACTGCCCTGTGGCGCTCGACAAGAGTTTCGTTGGTGGGGTTGTAGAAGAGGACGGCGTCAGCTACGTTGTTAAGAACATCATCCCTCAATATCATCCTCTAACCAAGAAGCTACTAGCTTATGAAATCGAGGTGATTTGATGGGCGGCGTTAATGTAAAGATAGACCTTTCAGGAGTTGAGAAGAAAGTATCTCCAGAGAATTTCGCAAAAGGGAAGTTAGCTATTGCCAACCAGATGCTGATGGATATGGAGCGATTTGTCCCAAAACGAAGAGGAGACCTACGTTCTAGCGGACATGTTCGACAAGATTCGATTGTCTATGCGACACCTTACGCTCGATTGCTTTACTATGGCAAGAAGCGGAAAGGTTTCTTTTCAGAAAAACAAAGAAGATTTTTCTTTGCAAATAAAGATAAGTTGCTGAGCCAAAAACCAACGCCTGGAACTGGTCCAAGGTGGGATAAAAAGGCCTCAGCTCTATATGCTAAGAATTGGGCTGAAGTCGGAGCGAAAGCGATGGGAGTGAAATGATTCAAAAAAATGATTTTGCAGAGGTCTTACTTGAGCACATCAAGGGCATCCAAGAAAAAATCCCGTCTAAACTTGGTTATTTAGCCGAGAAAGAGGGATTGGTCGTCTTTCCTCTCCCTGGCGGACAAGTGGTAGACGAGGACATGGCCGGCACTCAAACGGTCAGCTTACCCTTTGAAATTGCTATCAAGTCACGAGATCAGGAATTAAACAATAATACATTGTGGCAGATTAACGCTGCCCTATCAAAAATGGACCTAGAATTGCCAAGTAAGAATGGCTCTTACGAATTTTTAGGTCTGAAAGTCGACAAGCCTTACTTAAACGATTTAGACGAGCAAGGCTTTTACATTTACTTGCTGGACTTAACTGCCAGCCTTGAAATTGAAAGGAATGAATAATGGTTAAAAATAAAAACGTAAAACGTAAACACTACATCGGTCCTTACAAAGAAGCAACTCCAGATACTCCACCGACTGCAGCGGAGTATCTCTGGATCGCTAAAGGGATTAAGAAATCGTCGCCAGAAAACAACGAGAAGACAGACGACTTTACCGACTTTTCTGGCGACGGGACACCTGAAGAACAAGTGATCACTAAAACACGAGGGCGCTCATTCGAGGGCGTTCGTGATACAGATGACAAAGCGCAGAATTTTGTGGCAGACAAAGAAGATGCAGTCGGTGACGAGCTTTTGGTTTGGTACAAGGAGATTGATGTGACTGAAAAAACTCAATATGAGGGACCAGCTCGTCTTTCTGGTATCGAAATCGGAGATGGTGAAGCGTCAGAGAATGAAAGTATTAAGTTTAAGGTCGTATGGACCCGCAAACCTAAGAAATCAACAGTAGTACCAGGATAATCTAAGGCGTGAATTATCACGCCTTTTTATTTTTGAAAAGAGGAGAAAAACAATGGTCGTAATTAAGAAATTAAGCAACATCATCCCAATTGATTTCGGAGAATTCCAATTGGAATACGCTGCAAACGATAAGGGTGTGAAGGAACTTGATAAGTTCCGCGAAGACTTATCAAAGAGCTGGAAGAAAATTGAAAAGCTTTCTGACGAGAAAATCGCAGAAAAAGGCAAGGAAGTCGTTGAGGACGGCTGGACTCGTTTGTTCGGTTCGGAAGCCTTTGAAAAAGTCTATAAATTCGCAGACGAAGATACCACTATCGCATTTAACTATCTGATGCAGGCCGTCCTTGGAATTCAGAAAGAATATCAAGAGCGCAATTCAGAAGATGCATTCAAGAAATATCTAGGGTAATGCTATGTTAGATATTTCTAGAAAGCTAGTTGATGAGCTTGTTCTAGAAATTGAAGGCAAAGAGAAGGTTTTTCCTCTGCTATTGTCATTTGACAGAGTATTGAAAGTCTTTGAGTTATGGAAAGACGATGATATTCCTAAACTCATGCGCCCGTTTTTAGCGTTGCGGATCCTTACGGGTGTTTCTTTTGATTTTTTAAGTTTCGAGGAGGCTTTGGAAGTTGTTCAGGCAATTTTTGAGGAGCACATCCAAACAGCAGAAAAAGAAGACGATGTTGAGTACGACTTGGCAGGCAATGTTATGAAATCTTCAACATCGAAAGAGCCGGAGAAAAGACTCTACAACGTGAAACATGACGGAGCCTATATCTTTGCTTCTTTCATGCAAGCTTACAGGATCGACTTAATCGAAGAAATTGGTAAATTGCACTGGAAGAAATTCAATGCTCTAATTGTTGGCTTGCCTGAGGGAACCAAGTTTGTAGAGGTCGTGAAGATTCGCTCTTACGAGCCACAGAAAGGTGACAGTCAGGAATACATAGATAAGATGCGAGAGTTGCAAAAAGAGTATCGCCTTCCAGACGATGACTACGACGAAGAAGATGACGAGTATGAATATTACGAATAGAAAGGAGGCATAAATGGCAGATGGTAAAGTGGTCATCCAAGTTGATATGGATGGCAATAAGGCTCAATCAGGAGTGGCACGTCTAAAAGGGATGGTTGGCGGACTGACAGAAAGCGGGATGCAACTAGGTTCGGTCTTTAAGTCAGTTTTAGGAGCTAACATTGTCAGCGGTGCGCTGATTTCTGGGATTCAATCCCTTGGCAGTGCTATCAAGGGTGTATTTGCTACAGCTCTAGATGAGGGCGCCAAACTCCAACAATCATTTGGTGGCGTTGATACGCTATATACGACTGCAGCTGAGTCTGTAAAGCAATATGCGAACGCTGCAGCCTCAGCTGGTATCTCTGCTAATACCTACGCAGAGCAAGCTGTTTCTTTCGGTGCCAGCTTGAAGCAAGCGCTCGGTGGTGATGCTGTGAAGGCTGCACAAATGGCAGACAAGGCTATCATGGCCATGGCTGATAACTCAGCCAAGATGGGTACAGATATTGGTTCAATCCAGCAAACGTTCCAAGGCTTCGCTAAACAGAACTATACCATGCTAGATAACTTGAAACTTGGATATGGCGGTACCAAAGAAGAAATGCAACGACTTCTTAAAGACGCCAGCAAATTAGAAAAAGCAATGGGCAAGAAGTTTGATATCAACAACTTTGCGGATATCGTAGAAGCCATCGACCTAGTTCAACAAGAGTTGGGAGTCGCAGGAGTCGCAGCACAAGAAGCGCAGACTACATTCAGTGGTTCGTTTGCGGCAATGAAGGCTTCGGCATCCAACTTCTTGGCGAATTTGACGCTCGGAGAAGATATTGGACCGTCTTTAAAAGCGCTTATTTCTAGCACCTCAACGTTCCTTTTAGGCAATTTCTTGCCTATGGTTGGAAATATTATGAGACAACTTCCTCAAGCTATCGATACAGCCTTGGCAGAAGCTGGGCCAAGGATTGAACAAGGGTTCAAATCGTTGTTTGCTTCGCTCGGAGTTGACGAGGGTGTTTTTGACGTAATCAAGGACACTTTTCGAGATGTTGTTGTGACAATCCAGTCGCTCTTTGAAGAACTGACAAGCGAATCCAATGGGTTTGGTAATGTTATTCAAGGGGTTGGAAATGTCATTCAAACAGTTAACGTCATCATCCAGAATATGGCTATGGCCTTTCAGTTTGCACTAGAAGCCTTCTCTGAAACAGGAGCAATCAAGAACGCCTATCAAGCATTTAAGGATTTGACGGATGCAGCTTTAGATCTTGCTATTAAGTTAGGCGATGCTATTCCTTGGGATATCGTAGGCGCAGCCGCTGGGCACGTCGTGAACGCTATTTCAATGATTGTGAGCTGGATTTCAAAATTAACTCAATCAATTAGTGCAGATGTCTGGAGAGGATTGATTGCAGGGATTGGAGGAGCTCTAGTCGCTTTCAAGGCATTTAATTTCTTGAAGAGCTTTAATCCGTTTGGCTTATTTGCTAAAGGCGCCAAGGAAGGGGCAGACGAAGTTGTAAAAGGTGCAACGAGCTCGAAAAGCGCAATCGCTCAAATCTTCAAATCAATCTCAACTCTAATCAAAACAACAGGAACAGCAATCAAAACGGCTGCGACAGGAATTGGTGAAGGCATCAAAATTGCTCTTTCTGGATTGGCTCCGGTCATCCGAGCATTTGGATTGGCTTTGAGAACGGCTGGGATTGGGAACATCCTTGCTCTTGGCGGAGCGATTGGTATTGCAGCAGTCGGAATCGGCGCTGGAGTGGCTATTATTGCGGCAGGCTTAAGTCTCATTGCTAGTCAAGGTGAAGGGGTAGCCACGATCATTAACGCTGTTGGTCAGGCATTCGCTACGGTTGCTACTGCGATTATTGGTGCATTTGCTCAGGCTATTGTATCTGTCGCAGGAGTTTTACCAACAGTAACAAGCGCCCTCGCTCAGCTATCTCCTCTTGTTGTTGCGGTTGGAGAAGCAATTGGAGCAGCTGCGCCATTCATTACAGCTTTAGGTGATGCAATTGCAACTGTAGCTACAGCAATCACTCCAATCGTCGATATTATAAGTAATGCGTTCGTTTCAGTAGCTCAAATTATTGCTGACGCTATCGTTCAAATTGTTGAAGCAATAGCTCCATTTGCTCCAGCCATAACTGAAATGGTGGTTGCGATTGCTCCTTCAATTGCAGATATTGTTTCGTCATTTAGCAGCATGTTCTCTCAGATTAGTCCTATCATTGATAGCTTGTCTAATCTCTTGAAAACATTTGGAGAACAAGTGAGCTCTATCTTGAAAAGTGCTGGTAGTGTAGTTGAGTCCTTTGGCTCTGCTATCCGTAATGTCCTTGACGGTGTAGCTGGAATCTTTGACAGCATCGGTAATGCTGCCTTAAACGCAGGCCTTGGAGTCAAATACATGGCTGAAGGGATTTCGATGCTCACTGAATTAGGGTTGCTAGATTTAGCTGGAACATTGGCAACAGTGGCAACAGGATTGACAGCTATTGCCAATTCTGGCATTGCTTCAGCAGGTCCTGGGTTGCAACAAGCAGGGACTGGGTTGAGTTTGATAGCTATATCAGCTCAACTTGCAAGTGTAGCCTTGCAATCACTACCTACGGCCTTATCATCACTAAGCACTAACCTTAGCACATTGCCAGAAACACTGACAAGCGCTGGAACTTCGATGAGCACGTTTGCTACATCGGTCATGGCTTCATTTGCAAGCTTGTCTGGTTCTGTATCTGGTGTAATGGCGCTTCAGACAGGTTTGGTGGCTCTAGCTAATGCTATGATGATGGCTCAAAGTGGGGCTTCAGCGATGTCTTCTACTCTAACGATGATTAACGCTTCAGCTTCATCAGCTACATCGGCCATTTCTCAGCTTGCTTCAGGTATGGCTTCAGCGATGGCTCAAGCTGTATCGTCGGTTCAGTCAAACATGGCATTGATTGTGACTGTAATTTTGCAGTCGTCAATTCAGATGACGCAAGCAGGCCAACAGGCAGGCCGTGGGGTTTCTGAAGGGATAACAAATGGTATCCGTTCAGGAGTCGGCTCGGCGACATCAGCAATGTCATCCATGGTCAACTCTATCCAGTCTACAGGAATGAGAGGCGTCTCTACTATGCGCTATGTAGGTGACATGATTGGTCAAGGTTTAGCACAAGGTATGTACTCAGCGCTTGGAGCTGTCACGGCTGCTGCTAATGCTCTTGTCGCTCAAGCTGAAAGAGCCGCACAGGCCAAGGCTAAGATTAACAGTCCATCACGCCGTTTTAGAGACAACGTCGGACGTTTCATTTCTCAAGGGGTGGCAGTCGGTATCTTGGCAGATGCTCACAAGGTAGATGATGCCATGGGCGATGTATTCGACCAAATCAAAGCCTTTAACTTTGCCCCTGAAGACATTCTTGGAGTAGGTCAGGCTAGCCTTACGAAGACACTTCAGGTCAAGTCAGACCTAGATCGTCAAATTAAAGCGAGCGTTAAGGTCGTACAAGAAAAATCTAACCGACTTGTCGAGCAAGCTCTAGAAGTTGCTGAGAAGGCAGTCAAACGGCCAGTCAGTCTGATGATGGAAAGTGGAGCGCTTGTCGGTCAAATCGGCCAAAAGATGACCGATTACCAAAACGACCAACTCATGATCGATAACATGATGAGAGGGATTATTTAATGGACACAGTTATCTATAACAATCATGACCTCTCTGAGGTTATAAAAATCAACGAAGTAATTCGTCCGGTAGGAAACGAAAGGGACGTCACAACAAATGACGCCCCTTTTTTGGGTGTAAACGTCCAAGAAGTAAGAACCGGACCTAAAAAAATCAAAGTTAAGTTTACCGTTCAGAAAAAAACGGCTAGGGATACCGAATTGGCCAAGCACACCTTAGCTACAATCCTGAACACCGACAAGCCAGTTCGTATTGATATTTCAGACGAGCCTGACAAGTACTATATGGGACTTGTCATTGGTTCTGTGGATGTCGATAACGTAGCTAGATGGCTTCAAAAGGGCGAGTTTGAGATTCTTGTTCCTGATGGTGTCGCACATGGTACGACCTATAGACGGTTCGATAACGGCCAAGAGCAACCTGACAAGGTTGTTTTTAACTTGGTCAATAATGGCAACGTCCCAGCTTTTCCTGTCGTTACGGTCAAAAACAACGCTGAGAACGGCTATATCGGTCTCGTCAATACTAGCGGAGCTTTTGAAGTTGGAGACCGTGAAGAGGCTGATACAGGGATAGTTAAGAAATCCGAAATCTTAATGGATTTTAGAGGCGATAAAATCTCAACTGGTTTTTCCCAAGCATTAAAAAATCAAGGTGTTACAAACGACAATACGGAGTATGTGGTAGGAACCGCTGAAAGAATAAATCTCTGGGAGCGTCCCCATATTAAATTAAAAAATCTACGAGGTGAAACCAAGTTACAAAACTATGCTGCTAGTCTAACTTGGACTATCCCGAATGATAGTGTAGGAGAAATTGGGTCTTTAAACGATTATCTTTGGTGGCGACAAGTCTTTTGGTCTGAGGCTCTTAATCAGTATGGTTTTATTAAAATTACTATTTCTGACACTAACGATAAATTCTTATACGGCGTGGAGAGTTTCAAAAGGTCTCTGGGCTCAGAATGTGAATATAACTTCTTTGCTAGCGATGGCAAGGGTAGCTATAACATTCTGAAACGTTGGGAATTTGACGGAAGCACTACAGGAGACATTAACCCTTTTAGTGTAGCTAGAGGCTGGTCAGATTTGAAACGGAATGATGACAAGGTACAAGTCTTTTATCGTGGCTCTTACTTTACTTTCACAGTTCCTGAAATAAAGGGCAGAAAGTCAGCTAAGATCCATGTGACATTAGGGGCATATCGAGATTATCCAATGGTCTCTCATATGTATCTTGATGAATTGTATTATCGCAAAGATTTTGTGCCAGGAATCGGTGATGTGCCGAACCGCTACCCAATCGGTTCAAACGTTGTGCTAAACAGCGAGAATGACACTGTCACAGTGGACGGCCTTGAGAAGATTGTAGACGTCGTAGATGGATCAAGTTTCTTGACTATTCCTCCAGGTAATAGTCAGCTTGAGGTCTATTGCTCAAGTTGGGTCAAGACCAAGCCAACTGTAAAAGTAGAATTTAAAGAAAGGTATCTATAGCAATGTTATTGACAATACATGACTCAAATTTGAGAAAAGTGACTTTTATCGACAATGACAAACAGGATACATTGAACTATTTCAATGACACCTGGACAAGATACCTGGAAACTGGTTCTAGTACCTTTGATTTTACAGTCTTTAAAAAGGCAATTATCTCAGATGTAGGCAAAAAGAGGGCTTATAACTCTCTCAATGAGAAAGCCTTTGTTTCATTCAGATACAAGGGCAGAACTTACCTGCATACAATCCGAAAAATTGAGGAAAATGAGAAGGTCATTAAATGTTACGGTATCAATCTAAACCTTGAGCTTATCAATGAGTATTCTATCCCTTATAAATCACCTAAAGCTATGAGTTTTAAGGAGTTTTGCGAGGCTATGGACCTGCTCAACTATACTTTCTTAAAAATCGGTATTAATGAGGTTGCTAATAAGAAAATCTCTGCTGAATGGGAGGGCACAGATACTAAGCTCAATAGACTTTTAAGCCTGGCTAAGAAATTTGGCGCAGAAATTGAGTTTGACACACGTCTCAACGCTGACAGCTCTATCAAGTCATTTACAGTCAATGTCTATCATGAGCACGACGATAGCCACCAGGGAGTTGGTCAAATTAGCCCAAAAATCTTGAAGTATGGTAAAAACCTCAAGACGATCACTAGGGCAATTGACAAAACTGGGATCTATAACACGGTTGTCCCAACAGGTAAGGATGACAAAGGCAACGTAGTTGATATTAGGGGTCTTGGAGCTTGGTCAGTCAATAACGCAAAGGGAGAACGTGAGTTCTACCAGTCAGGAGCTGCATTGTATGCCCCTCTCTCTATGCAGATGTATCCGTCTACTTTTACTCACTCAACAGGGGACCGTGACCAGTGGATCCGTAAGGATATGACGGTAGAGAGTTCAAATCCTGAGGTCATCCGTTCGACGGCTTACCGTGAGCTCAAAAAGAACTGTTATCCAGCAGTAACTTACGAGGCTGAGGGCTTTGCGGATCTTGAAATAGGAGACACAGTCAAAGTCTATGATGACGGCTTTAGCCCTACTCTCTTGCTTGAAATGAGGGTATCTGAGCAAACTATCAGCTTTACCAATCCGAAGAACAACAAGACAACTTTTTCAAATGCTAAGGCGCTTGAAAATCGTCTATCCCAAGGCATTCAGCAACAGCTAGACAGGATGATAGAAGAGGCTAAGCCTTACACTATCAAACTTTCTACTGATAACGGTGTAGCCTTTAAAAATGGCCAAGGACAGACGATTGTGACTCCTACCCTAATGAGAGGAAATAAGGTCATCAATAGTGGCTGGCGCTGGGTTGTAGATGGCGAAATCAAGGCTACAAGTCCTAGTTACACTGTCCGAGCCTCTGACATCAGCCAAAAGATGGTTTTGACAGTCTCGGCGTGGATTGATAACAAAGAGGTAGCCTCTGAGCAGTTGACTCTTATCAATGCGTCAGACGGAACGGCTGGAAAAACTCAGTACTTGCATAGAGCGTGGGCCAATTCAGAGGACGGACGTGACGGTTTCAGTTCGTCATCAAGCGCCAATAAGCGCTATTTTGGTACCTACACAGATTTCACAGAGGCAGACAGTCAGGATCCTACCAGCTACAACTGGACGGCTCTCTTTGATAACGTGAAAGGCGGAAATCGTAACTATTTCAAGAATGGTAGAGCTCAGCAAATCAACACAGGAAGCAGTGAAACGTATGACATGCGGACTTTCATTTTTGACGATTTTTGGAAAAATCCAGATAGGCTAAAACCAAATTATGTGCGTGTGGCATTTGAAATTAGCGTATCTCCAGCATTAGCAATAGATACACAGGCTAATGTGCATTTTTCGGCTAGCCCCTGGTACAAAAATCAAATCATCCTCAAAGCTGGAGTCACTACTCCTCAAAGTTTTGAGTTCACTATTGACCTCTCAAATGCCTCAGAGTCTTACAAAACAGATAATATTTTCATCCGTTTTGGTACAGCTCATGGATTTCCTGCTAATCAGACGGTCACGCTTGAAAATGCCATGTTAGCCGTGGGAACAAATTTTCTCGGTTACGTGAAAGCTATTGAGGATGTAGAAAGCGACATCAACTCTAAAGCAGACCAAGCACTAACTCAGGACCAACTCAATGCTCTAAATGAGAAAGCTGGAATTATCCAGGCTGAGCTTGAGGCTAAGGCTAGCACTGATACGCTTGATAACTGGATTAAGGCTTACAGGGACTTTGTCCAGTCTAACGAGACAGCGAGAGCACAAGCTGAGAAAGATTTGATTTCAGCTAGTCAGCGTGTTTCAAGTATTGCTAAGGATCTTGGAGAACTATCTGACCGTTGGAATTTCATCGATACCTATATGAGTTCTTCAAATGAGGGGCTTGTGATTGGTAAGAATGACGGTAGCTCTAGCATGCTGTTTAGTCCAAATGGACGAATTTCAATGTATTCAGCAGGGGTTGAGGTTATGTACATCAGTCAAGGGGTCATCCATATTGAAAACGGTATTTTCTCTAAGACTATTCAGATTGGACGTTTTAGAGAAGAACAGTATTATCTAAACCCTGACATGAATGTCATCAGGTATGTGGGTTAGAAAGGAGTAAAATGGCTAAATTTAGTAGCTCTAGTGGGAGCTTGTATCTCAATCTATATGTAGACCAAGAGTCTCAGAGTATCACAGCTAACACCTCAACGGTCAAGTGGCGGATGACAGTCAGCCGTATAGGCGCCTATTACACTCATAACCATCAAGGAGACAGTACGCTGTCCCTTAATCTTGATGGTCAAAATGTGCATTACAGCTACCCGACATGGGAGACCTCAGGCGAGGAGTACACGCTTGCTAGTGGGTCAAGCACAATCAACCACAATGCAGATGGGACTAAAACGCTCCCTATTTCTTGTACGTTCAATCCTAACAATGGCTTGCATGGGACTATCACA